ATGAAACACTGGAAAACTAAAAATGAAATGGGAAATGGTTTTCAATATGATGAAAACGAACATAAAGAACTTTCTTATAATTCCTTGTTAAATGTAGAAAAGTATGAAGAAAACACTATGAGAACTAATTATCTTGTAAGGGATATTTGGAATAAAAAACAAATAATTGAATTGCGAGATTTTATTAATCAAGAAATTGAAAATAAGGAGGCGAACGATGAATAAAGAAGATAAAATTTTAAAAACTTTAAACACTGACTTTGGTCAGCTCAGGCTAACCAACACAATGTTAAACAAGGCTATAATAGACGCTAATACAAGTATCAGGAGATTTGCCAAATTATTTGGTATTGATTTTGATACAATGGTAAACGGCGAAAAGCATAAGTTATTGGCCTATTATGAAGATGATACAGTTTGCACTATTTCATTTTACAAAACTGTAAATAGAGGCGATAGAAGATTATCTATTTCAGGCATAAAGAAAAAAGCCCAAATAAATGATTTGATAGCTTTTAATTATAAACGTGTAATTTTAGATAATGATTTACAAGAAAACGTAATTGTCATAAACGTAACGGCCAAAGCCGAGAATAGGAAAATTGCATAATGTTTATATTACACTATTTATTTAAATTTTTGTTTGGTGAAGATTATGAAAAACATATGAAAAATTCTCGGAATAGCGGGAGGCGAAAACGATAACAAAAGGCGGGCATTTGACCCGCCTATTTTTTTATGTATAATAAGTATGCGATAAATCACATAATAGGAGAAATGAAATGTTTTTATCTAATAAACAATTAAAAGAACTCAAAAAAAATAATTGGACACCCATGAAAACCAAGGACGGCACGGCTTGGTTTGGAGGAAAAACCCATAGCTCACTTGCCAATTATATTTCTAAAGATGAAATAGAAAATTTTCAGGATATAGATTTTTTAGTAATTGCTTGGTCAAATGTAAATGGTTTAAAGGAGGAAACAAATGATTAAATTAGTCAAAAATTCTACTGCAAAAAAAACAACTTATTGTGCAGTAACTTATAGAGCTGGAGGACATGATAAATTTGCAACTTGCCCTAAGACTTGTAGTTTAAAGCCTGATACTTCAGCGGGCGCAACAGAAATAGATTATGGTTATCTTGATGCAGTATCTGATTCCGTCCCAAAAGGCGGCGTTAGTTTTACTTATTCACATTTTAACCCTAAATATTGGAAACATAAACTTAGAGCGGGTAAAACGGCTATAAACTATTCAGCAAAAAATATTTCGGATATGTTATTTCATTCATTCGTACCCGTAGTAATAAATGTTAAAGAAACATTTTGGAAAACAAATGGTAAATCAGAAACAGTAAATGATTTTAAAATTGTTAGATGTCCCGCAGAATACAATAAATCAAATTGTAGGGACTGCGGGAATGGAAAACCTTTATGCAGTCGTATTGATCGAGATTATGCGATAGGTTTTACTGATCATGGGACGTATAAAAAAAAGGCGGGTAGTGAAACAGAAAACGGCGGGTGTTATGCAACGGCGGGTAATGTTAAATTACACTGGGAGGCAACAACCAAAGGAGCTGATACTGAGCGGGACGAAATAAAACTTTTAAAATTTGCTCAGGAATTACCTTATGGAACAGTTTTAAGACATCACATAGCGGGAGATTTTGGGAAAGTTTGAACTTTCAAAAATTCAATTTGACTATGTATAGGAAAAATTGCATATTAAGAGCGGGCAACTAAGCCCGCTTTTTGCATTTTAACAAATAGGAGATTAATTATGCACAATATAGAAAACGAAAATAACACTTTAGAAAAGCTTTTAATCAGGATTAAAGATACAAACGCTAGGAAACAAGATTTTATAGCACCTACTAAAGAGCTTCAATTTAGAACGGTTGAAATTGATGACCAACCGCAAAGCGAAATTGTTATAGAAGGTAACGGCGGGGAGCCGACACGCTTTTTAAAAGTTAATGATTTATGTTTTGATCAAATAGCCCAAAAGAACGGTTTAGATGTTAGAACGGCGAGGCGTTTACAATCTGAATATTCTAGAGAATACGACTCTTTGACTAATGCTATATGGCAAAAAGAAAATTCTAAACGTATGATTAGAACGTATGATGATTTAAATCAGGGTATGAACCCAAGCGGTACGGCTAGAGCTTTTTTATCTGATAAGTTTAAAACTTTTGATAATTCTGATTTATTAGAATCTGCTTTACCTCAGCTTATGGAATCCGAGGCAAATTGGAAAATTGTTAATTGTGCCGTTACTCAAAAGAAAATGTACATACGTTTAAAATCTGAACTCATTACGGGAACGGGAGCTAATGTTAATGACATTATGGCGCATGGAATAGGGCTTTCTAATTCTGAAACGGGAGCGGGCAGTATTTCAGCTTTTGGGATTAATTGGACGTTAGCTTGCCTTAATGGAATGCAAACACAAAATATAACAAGAAAATCACATATAACGTCAGCTCGAGACGGTGACACTTGGAATATTTTAACTAATGAAACTAAAGAGGCTGATAACCATAGTTTAAAATTACAACTTAGGGATATTGTAAGCTCCTATGCGTCCAGACAATCTTTTGATGAAAATTTAGAAAAAATGAAATTAGCTTCAGAAGATATTATCGATGTTGAGACAACCGAGGCAGTAGAAAATTTAGGAAAAGTTTTAACTTTATCTAAAAAAGAAACTAGCAACGTATTAGACGGATTGTTAAAAACTATTGGACAAGCGGGTTATGAAAACGACAAGCCCGTTAATAGGGCAACTTTTGTTAATGCAGTAACTAGAGTCGGTAATACCGCCAAAGCCGATGATGTAGACTTTTGGCAAAAACTAGGCGGGAGCGTTTTAAATATGAAAAAAACCGACTGGAATAGAGTCGCAATGGCCTCATAATTTTTTATACATTTAACGCCGATTTAAGCCCCGTAGAGATGCGGGGCTTTTCTTTTGGCATAAAGTATGCGATAAACTACATAAGCCCCTTAAATGGGATAATTTAAATAGGAGACTAAGATTATGCAATTTTCAGAATGGACAAAAAAACTAGGTCAACAATGTTGGAGCGATCCGAACACACACACCACTTTTTGCGGGAAGCCCCAACTAGGCAATAATTATGCGGATTTAATAAAAGATGAATTTAAAACGCCTTGTAAAACTTGTTTAGATATTATTGACGCTAGATATGTTGATACTAATAAACTTGAGAACAACTTAAAAAAAGCGGGCTTAAATGTGATTGTATTTGATTAAAATATTAAGAGCTGCTCTTTTTATAAAAAGCCCCTCCAGCTGGTGGGGCTTTTCTTTTTGTATAAAGTATGCAATATTATGAGATAACTTTAATTAATAGGAGATTTAAGAAAATGACTAAAACAACTGAACAAGTAATATATGAAATGTTAACAGAATCCACGGGAACAAACTTTTTAGACTCGGGAGGCGATAACGGACGCTTTTGGCAACGTAACCAATTAAGAACATTAGAAGACTTTAAAAAAGATGAGCTTGTTTCTATTGATACTAAATACAATGAAATAACTTTAAATATATTCCCGTTCTTAAATGAGTCTTTAGAATATGATCAGGACGAAAACGAACACTTTGACGATTATTTAAAGGCGAACGGATTCTACAACAACATGGAGTCAGCGGTTACTTATTTTGAAAAGGCTTTGTTTAATGGTTTTAAAGGTCATCATATAAACACTTACAATGATGATTGTATTTTATCCCAGACTTTACAAATAATTTATAGCGATTCCATATTTGAATCAGAAAATCAAATAATAGCTTTATCTATTCATAACGGCGCAGACGTGCGGGGAGGCTATACCGATTTTAAAATATTTGGGGCAGACTTTGACGGGCTTTTAAATTATAGCTTTGAATCTTGGAGTCATTTATTGGAAGAGGAGAACGCATAGAATGAAAAAATTTATAACTCTTTTATGTAATGTTTTATTTATGCCAATTATGATTATATTCGCTATTTTTATTCTTTTAATTGCTAATCATATTTAAAAACTAAAGAACATTTAAAGCCGATTTAAGCCCCGTTTAGCGGGGCTTTTTTCTTGCCCGATCTAATCAGTATTAAATAGTTAAACAAGCCCGCCACGGCCGACCAGACACAGCTCCAAACGTATGGCCGGTGAATCATGTATTAATATAAATGTTTTAATGGGTACTGTTGGAGATCCGCAAGCCGTGGGACGTGGAACTAATACCAGTAATTATAGCCCACGATCTAATCCCGGTTAACAGCTGTTAAAGATTTAAACCCCGGGGAACAGCTGACAAGATCCGCAAGACATCAGGACGGGTTAAAGAGCAGCTCTTTTTATAATACCTGATCCGTGATTCTAGCCCCGCCAATCAGCTGTAAAACGTGAAGGAAAAATTAAAAATAATAAAATTGCTTCATCAATTATTTAAAAAAATGATGAAGGTACCCTATCCAATAGAGGCTAAAAAACTATAAAAAAAACAGTTGACAACAAAAACGAATCGGGGCCCACAGGTTTTCTGCACAAGGGCATGTGCCAAGTTTTTCACAAACAATTATAAATAATTTGATATAGTCGTTAACTATATTATAATAAACCATAAATCGCATATAATTTTAAGTTAAAGGGACCCCTATATGGATGGTACAATGCAAGACGAAAGGCTCTTAAAACTCGAACTAAGATTAGCTCAGTTAGAGAAGAACGAAGAGTGCCAAAAAACATTTTTAACTTTTGTAAAAAGTATCTGGCCGAGCTTTATTCAAGGTAGGCACCATGAGATAATTGCAGAAAAATTAGAAAGAGTAGCTAGGGGTGAATTAAAAAGATTAATAATCAACATGGCACCGCGACACACGAAATCTGAGTTTGCATCCTTTTTGTTTCCGGCGTGGATGATGGGCCGCAGCCCGAACATGAAGATCATTCAGGCCACACATACGACAGAGCTTGCTGTTAATTTTGGTAGAAAGGTCAAGAACCTTTTGGAGACGGACGAGTTCAAGACAGTATTTCCAGATGTAAGCTTGGCGGTAGACAGTAAAGCGTCCGGAAGATGGGATACGAATAAGGGTGGTATGTATTATGCGGTGGGTGTTGGCTCGAACTTAGCTGGTCGTGGTGGAGATTTAATCATAATCGATGATCCTCACTCGGAACAGACGGCTATGAGTAACAATGGTTTTGAAGATGCGTGGGATTGGTATACTGGGGGCCCCCGACAGAGGCTCCAGCCGGGAGGTAGTATAGTTATAGTTCAAACGAGGTGGTCAGAAAAGGATTTGACGGGTCAGTTGGTTCGCTCAATGGCAAAGGATCCCCTAGCGGATCAGTGGGAGATAGTGGAATTACCTGCTATTTTTGATAATGGGGAACCTTGTTGGCCTGAATATTGGAGTTTAGATGATTTAACGGCGGTAAAAGCGTCTATTCCGCCTAGTAAATGGAATGCACAGTACCAGCAGCAGCCTACTGGTGAAGAAAATGCGATAATTAAGAGAGAATGGTGGCGGAAATGGGAGAAAAAGAGTGTTCCTAACCTACAATATGTGATTCAAAGCTATGATACGGCTTTCTCGAAACGTGAAACGGCTGACTTTAGTGCGATAACGACATGGGGAGTGTTTTATCCAGAGGAAGTAGGGGGTCAACCTGCTTTAATTTTGCTTGATAGTGTGAAAGACAGGTGGGATTTCCCGGAATTGAAGAATATTGCCTTAGAGCAGTATAATTATTGGGACCCCGAGACAGTAATTATAGAAGCGAAGGCTACGGGGCTGCCGCTCACACATGAATTGCGTAATATGGGAATACCTGTTGTTAACTTTACACCGAGTAAAGGTAATGATAAGGTATCGAGAGTACATGCGGTGTCTCCTTTGTTTGAAGCAGGGATGGTTTGGGTCCCTGACGAGACTTTCGCGGATGAGATGATAGAAGAGGTTGCAGCTTTTCCAAATGGAGAGTATGATGACCTTGTGGATAGCATGACACAGGCCTTAATGCGCTATCGTCAAGGTAATTTTGTACAGCTACCGACTGACGATTGGGAAGAAGGCGATGGGTCGGCTCAGGTAAGGGCTTATTATTGAGGTGAACATGGCTGATAGTGTAGTACGCAACGCAACTAAAGAAGACGATTCTAATATTGGTTATGATGATATTGTAAGGATGTTAGAAGAAGACCCATATGCGTTGGATCCTCTGGATCAAGATACTACGACAGCTCCTGAAGAATTTGACGAGCCTATGGAAGAAATAGGTAAGAAACTTTTTCAATTCGATGGTAGCGAGTCAGAAGGCGGCTTGGCGGATGCTCCTTTAGGTGGTATTGATCTGTTGAACACTAACTACGTCAAACCAAAGTATATACCTTTGGAATATGGCGGGTCCCCCGGAATAGAGAGTATAATGAAGAAAACCACTATTGAGATGCAGGAGATACCTGCTGACAGAAAGATGTTGGTAATGAACCGCATCATGAAACAAGGTGGTGTAACCCAATCCCGCGACCCACGGCTCATGGCTCAGTTAGCACAGGTTCTTGGAAGAGATGGCTAAAGATCAAATAAATTATGAAGATGACTTTACGGTTGAGGACGAGACCGCTTTATCTCGTTTAGAGGAACGGGACAGGGCCCCCGAAGTTAGTTCAGGGGACATATACAAGACAGGTGCCTATGCGGGTATGATGTTACCGTCTGCGGGTATCGCAGACTACTTTGGACAATACCCTAATCCTGAAAAAGCAGGAACGCTTCTTCCTTCTTTTGATGAAAATGTGAACAAAGGTGAATACTTTAATGCGGCCATGCAGTTCTTAGGAGCTGCGGGAGATGCTTCGTATACAATACCTACAATAGGGACTGTTACAGGCACAGGGTTAAAAGCGTTAGCTCTTGGAGGTAAGTTATCAAAAGTGCAACTATCTAAGTTAATGGATGGTATTGGTGCCTATATGACTAAGACGAATGATCCGATGCTTGCCGTGTCAGGCGGTCCTGATCTTAACATGGGACCCTCGATTACAAAAATGGAAGGTCCTCCTTCTAGTGGAGGGTCTAACATTACGCAGGACTTAAATCTAGGTTCAGGGAGTTTATTCAGTCCTGAAGTCAAAAAGGGTCGTAAACTTTTGATTGTGTCTTGTAGCGCAGATAAATGTCCAGATCCTGGAGATATGGAGGCTTTTGATCGTTATACAGGTGATATGTATAAAACTATTAAGAAAGCAGGGGTCCCAGAAGAGAATGTAGATTTAGCTATTATGTCGGCTAAGTATGGGCTTATAAGAAGAGACACAAAGATACCAAATTACAATGTAAAGATGAATAAGAAGATAGCAAAAAATCTTTTAAATGATTCTGATCAGGTAAATCGTATTAAAAATACAATAGATGGTTATGATGAGGTTGTTGTAGAAGGTTCCAACTTATACAAGGGTGTGATCAAAGAGGCAGCTGGAGACGTTCCTTTAAGAGATTTTAAAATAGATTATGAGAAGAACTTACCAGAGGGTGAGCGCAGTAACTATGGTTCAGGTAGACAAAAGCAGTCTGTAGGAAATTTTCTAAGGTCTAATACTCCGCAAGAAGTATTTCATTACACTCCTGATGTAGAGTTAGGGTTTACAGTTTTTAATCCAGACAAAGCTTCTAATGCTTTAGATGCTCTCGGTACACATGTTGGTACAAAAAAAGCTGCTTCGGATAGGTTTATGGCTTTAGAAGGTAAGGCTATAGCAAATAACTCACAGTTTGTAACTGGTAATGTTGGTAAAGATGAAGCAGGTAATTTTATTCGCCGTACCACTCGTGGAGGCACATATCCTTTAAAAGCTGATGTAAGTAAACCCTATACCCCTGATAAGTTTTATGAAGGACAAGTAAGCGGAATTGGTCCTAGTAAAGAAGTTTGGGGTGAGTCAGATATTTATGGTCATCTTCTTGATGAATATAATAAAAACCGTAGCACTAGATACACTATGAGATCTATGGTTGGAGACGAGCCCGACTTTCCTTTTAGTGACTTTCGTAAGTTTATTGGCGAGTTTAGACTAAAATTAGCTGAAGATGGTTTTACGCATTTGCCTTATTATAATGAAGTTGAAGATTATGGTTCTATCTCTTATGTTATGTTGACGGACAGACCTAAAGGTGGCAAAGCTGTCCTGAAGGGAAAGTTTGGTAAAAACGATCCGAGAGAAAGAACAAACCCAGACATTATGAAAGAGGATGGCGGTGTGGTATCTTTGAAAGACAAAGCGGTCAACATGCACCGCGGCCCACGAGGCATTGAATATTATATGCAATCTGTGGTATAGTACCTGAAAGGAGAATTACATGGCAAGAGAACCAATAGGCAGCATGATGGAAAATGTCCCATCTCAATTAGATGAGGATGAATTAGCTGCTGAAGTAGAAATAGAGATGCCTGACAGTCTTGACATGGGACCTATCCCAGAAGACGTGGAGATTATGGAAGAAGATGATGGAAGTGTTGTCGTTGATTTTGAGCCACGAGATCAACGAGGCACGACTGAAGACTTCTATGCCAACTTAGCTGAAGAGATGCCTGATGGTTTACTTGGAAAGATTGCGAGTGAGCTGACAGGTGAGTTTGACGAGAATAAGAGCGGTAGACAGGAGTGGGAAGATGCTTTCGCCAATGGTTTGGAATTACTTGGATTTAGCTACGAGGAGAGATCACAGCCCTTCAGAGGTGCGAGTGGGGTTACTCACCCGCTTTTGGCGGAATCGGCAACGCAGTTTCAAGCCCAAGCCTTCAATGAGTTGTTGCCTCCCACTGGACCCGTGCGAACTACCGTGCTTGGATCAAGCACTCCTGAAAAGGAAGACCAAGCCCAACGAGTAAAGGAGTTTATGAACTACTACATAACTTGTGTTATGGAAGAGTACACTCCTGAATTAGATCAGATGTTATTTTATTTACCGTTAGCGGGTAGTACGTTTAAGAAAGTTTATTATGATGAGAACTTAGAACGAGCTGTAAGTAAGTTTGTTCCAGCTGAGAATTTGATTGTACCTTACAACACCACGGATCTGGAAACTTGTCCTAATATTACTCAAGTTTTGAAACTGAGCTTAAATGATTTAAGAAAGCGGCAAGTTGCTGGTTTTTACAGGGACATTCCTGTTATACCTGCACAGGGCGAATCGGGAGCCCTGAACGATGAGCTAGAAAGAATAGATGGAATGTATCCATCTCAGATAAATTATGACTGCACTTTATTAGAATGTCATGTTGATCTGGATCTTGAGGGTTATGAGGAGCTAGACGAGGACGGTGAGCCGACAGGCATAAAAGTTCCTTATATTGTCACTCTTTCTCAGGATAATGGCCAAATTCTGTCGATTCGCAGGAATTTCAGGGAAGACGATGCAAAGAAGTCTAAGATACAATATTTTGTACATTACAAGTTTCTTCCGGGTTTTGGTTTCTATGGACTAGGACTAATACATACAATCGGTGGTTTATCGCGAACCGCGACTGCTGCACTAAGGCAGTTGATTGATGCAGGCACGTTATCGAACTTACCAGCAGGTTTCAAGGCCCGCGGCCTACGGATCAGGGATGATGACGAGCCCTTACAGCCGGGAGAGTTTAGGGATGTAGATGCTCCGGGTGGTGATATAAAAGCAAGTTTAATGTCATTGCCCTTCAAGGGACCCGATCAGACCTTAATGCAGTTACTAGGCTTTGTAGTTGATGCGGGACAACGATTCGCTACCATAACGGACTTGAAAGTAGGCGATGGTAATCAACAGGCAGCTGTGGGCACGACTATAGCGATGTTGGAACAGGGCTCACGGGTCATGTCTGCGGTGCATAAGAGATTACATTATGCGATGAAATTAGAGTTCAAGCTCTTATCTAAGGTGATGTCTGAGTTTTTACCGGACGAGTATCCTTACACAATAACGGGTGTTGATGGCAGTATAAGAAGACAGGATTTTGATGACAGGGTAGATGTACTTCCTGTTTCTAATCCGAATGTATTCAGTCAGGCACAGAGGATATCTTTGGCTCAGACTAAGATGCAGTTAGCTACGTCAGCTCCTGATATGCACAACATGTATGAAGTGTTTAGGGACATGTATGAGGCTTTGGGTGTCAGAGATATAGACCGGGTCTTGAAGAGAACACCAGAGCCGGAGGCTATACCAAAGGATCCTGCTCAGGAGAACATAGATGTTTTGGATCAGATTAAGCTTACTGTTTTTGAGGGTCAGTCTCATGAAGCACATATAATGGCACACATGGTTTTTGGATCTACACCTCTTGTAGCTCAGTCTCCACAGATGGCGGTGGCGTTACAGAAGCACATAATGGAACACGTTAAGATTGGAGCTCGTGAAAGAGCAGCTGTTGACTTAATACAAATGGGAGGTGGTCAGGCTATATCTGAAGAACAGATGATTGATATGGAAGCGAAGACCGCTCAATATGTTGCAGAAGGTATGTCTCAGTTAAAATCTCTAAGTGCTCAATTAAGTGGAGCTGGTCAGCCGGATCCTTTAGTACAGTTGAAAGAGAAAGAATTACAACTAAAGGCGCAAGCAGAACAGAATGATTCTCAGGTAGACAGGGCTAAACTAGGGCTTGAAGAGAAGAAGGTCGAGCAGAGAAGCGAGCAGTTTGATAAGCGAATACAGAGCTCTGAGAGTATAGCTAAGGCTAGAATTGATTCGTCTATGCAACGTGAATTATTAAAACAACAAAACAACCAAGGAGGTCAGTGATGGCAAAAAAAGGAAACGGCACAAGCGTGGTTAATTTAGGGGCAGGTGGTTTAAAGGATCTGACCAAAAGAATAATTGGTGCAAAGATTGGATCTGATTTAAGTGGAGGCTCAATAACGGGCTCTGCTATGGGAGCAAAATTAATTTTAGGGAAAAACGGAAAGAAAGGCAAATAGCTATGGCTAAAGCAGGTGATAAAAGAAGTGAGAAGGAACTAAGAAAAGAATTTTTTGATGGTCCTGCCTCAGATTCTATGAGCTTTGAGCAGTTTTTAATAAGAGAAGGTCACGGAGATAAAGTAAAACCTGTTAAAATGGCGGATGGTGGGGAGGTTTTTGCTCCTAATTCTGACTATTACAAGGATCTTCTTTAGAGGTGACCGCATTTCTTTTGGCATGTACTTTAAATGGAATAGCCACGGGTGGTATTCACTTTGAAGATGTCAATATCTGCATAGGTTTTAAAGACAAACTAAACAATCAATCTTTTATGAAAGACAATACGCCGCAAAGATATGAATGTATGTGTAAGTTAGTGCCTTTCGTAGACAAAGAGAAAGTGAGGGTTTACTAATGACAGAAGAAAAAAAGAAATTAATAAATTTAGACATTGGTCAAAACAGTTTTGAATTATCCTTGAGAATATTAGGGAATGAATTTGTTGCAATAAAAATTGGTTCTACTAACTTTAGCGGCAAACTAATAGCTGGTGGTATTTTATTATTATTTTTTACCTTAGTTTTGTTAGAAGGCTTTGGTTTAAATGAGGTGTTGAAACAATGAATGTAGAGACTTTTCTGAGGTGGAAAATCCTCCCAAGGTTAATGATGCTCGCCAGTACAGTTATGTCTTGGAGATGTGCTGAATGGTTTATGGAATTGGATTCTCCTACTGCCGCTCAGTCAGCTTTTGTATCTGTGGTTATGGGTGTAATGACAGGTGTGTTTGGTATATGGATGGGTCACGAACATAAAGGAGATAATAATGTTAACAGCATTGATAGGACCGGTAAGTAATTTACTTGGTAAGTTTATAGAAGACAAAGACATGAAGAATAAGTTGGCACATGAGGTGGCAACTATGGCAGAGAATCATGCACAGGAACTAGCTAAAGGTCAGCTAGATATAAACAAAGCAGAAGCTCAACACAAGTCAATCTTTGTGGCGGGCTGGCGACCCTTTATCGGTTGGACTTGTGGTGTAGCACTGTGTTGGCATTTTGTCTTAGCACCTGTTACTATGTTTGTGTGTGCATATTTGTCTGTGCAAATACCCGAATTGCCAACTTTTGATATGGGTTCACTTATGACAGTTTTGATGGGAATGCTCGGATTGGGCGGTTTGAGGACATATGAAAAGCAAAAGGGTTTAACCAAATGAAAATGAAGATATGATTCGTTTAAACTTAGAATTGTCAAAGTTTTTTTGTAAAATAGGTAATTATTTTTATAGAAAACATGTTACGGGGTTGAGACGTGTCCAAGGACGTTGAACTTTGTTATATTCACAAGATGGCTCTTCAAGAAAATATTGTTGAAGAACCGGTGCCTTTTGCAGGAATTATAAAATTTGTTGAATATAGATGTCCCTTGTGTCAGACTACGTTAGATGATATAGAAAGATATACGATAGAATAAGAAGATATTAGGTTTTTATATAAATGAATGAGATTTATCTTGCACAAGCTGTATTTAGGCTTATAAAAGAAAGAAGAGAACTTATTCGTGAGACGTTAGAATTTGATAATGTAAAAGATATGATGCATTACAAGGGTCTCATGGGAGAGTTAAAGTCTTTAGATTTTTTAGATAGTGAAATAAAAAATCTTTTAGAGAAGCAAGAACAAGAGGAAGTTTAAATGGAAACATCGGCAACAGAATTAAATGGGGCTTATGTAGACCCAAAAGACAGAGTTTTAGACCCTAATTTAATAGAACAAAGTTTAATAGAAAGAATGCCTCAACCTACGGGTTGGAGAATACTTATTTTACCTTACAGAGGTAAAGGTAAAACCGAAGGTGGTATTTTATTACCAGATAAACTAGTAGAAGAAGGACAAGTTTCTACCCAAGTTGGTTATGTATTAAAAGTAGGATCATTAGCGTATAAGGACACAGAAAAATTTCCAGCAGGTCCTTGGTGCGCGGAAAAAGATTGGGTAATGTTTGCCCGATATGCGGGATCTCGGTTTAAAATAGATGGCGGAGAAGTCAGAATTTTGAATGATGACGAGATTTTAGCAAAAATTATGGACCCTGAAGACATTTTACATTATTAAGAGGTAGATATGAGCGGAAAAGAAGCACAAGCAGAGTTAGACTTAGATTTAGGAGAAGAAGAAGGTCCTGATGTTGAAGTCACGGTTGAAAGTTCTACTGAAGACCAGCCGTCTGCAGAAGTTGATTCGGGGTTTGAGACTCAAGATTCTGAAGATGAGTTCAAAAAAAGTGAGAATCAAACTCAAAAGAGAATTAATCGACTTACAAAAAAGATGCGGGAAGCTGAAAAGAATGCTGAAGAAGCTACTAGGTTTGCGCAGTTAAAAGCTAAAGAAAACCAAGAACTAGCTCAAAGATTAAATCAAATGGATAACAACTACGTTGATCAATATAGTGGTCGCGTAGAATCAGAATTAGCTCAGACAGAGTCAGCTTTGAGAAGTGCTATGGAAATTGGTGACACTGAAGCTGCTGTAGCTGCTCAGAGAAAAATGACACAGCTGGCTGTAGACGCCGATAGAGCGGCTCAGGCTAAGTTAGCTAACGAGAGAAGACAAAAGGTGGCTGCAGAACGTCCTGTTCCTCAGCAAACAGTAGCTCAACCTGCTCCAAGACCGGACCCTAAAGCAGAGAATTGGGCACAAAAGAATGATTGGTTTGGCGAAGATAGCGCCATGACATATGCGGCATTTGGTATTCATAAAGAACTTGTTGAGTCGGAAGGTATTGACCCGAAGAGCGATGAGTACTATGATACATTAGATAGACGTATGAAGGAAGAGTTTCCTCATAAGTTTAAAGATGGATCTCAGAGCAAGCGACCCGCCCAGACGGTTGCTTCTGTTAATAGATCCTCGGGAACTGGGCGCAGTAGTGGGAACAAGGTTAGATTAACTCAAAGACAAGTCGCTATGGCGAAAAAACTTGGAGTAAGTCTAGAACAATACGCAAAATACGTTAAGGAGTAAAAAATGGCACAACAAGACGATATGTTTGAAGGTTCTATTAAACGAACTCCTCGCGCAACACAGACAAGGGAGAAGGCGGCAGCGCGTAAGCCGTGGGCTCCACCATCCATGCTGGATGCACCACCCGCACCAGATGGCTTTAAACATCGATGGGTAAGAGCAGAAACTCGTGGTTTTAATGACACCAAGAATGTTTCCGCAAAACTTAGAGAAGGTTGGGAGCTCGTGAGAGCAGACGAATACCCCGATTTTGAAGCCCCTATAGTAGATTCGGGTAAATATGAAGGTGTTTTCGGAGTAGGTGGGTTAGTTTTAGCTCGCATGCCTGTTGAGACTATTGCAGAAAGAACAGCTTATTTTAATCAAAGAAAAGCTGATCAGATGCAAGCAGTAGATTCAGATATGATGAGGGAAAACGCACATTCAACTATGACGATCAATCGACCAGATCGTCAATCTCGTGTAACCTTTGGCGGTCCTAAAAAACAATAGGATGGCCCCATTATTGGAGTAAAATAAATGGCAAATAATCTAACAGCTGGTTATGGTCTTCGTCCGATAGGAAAGGTAGGTGGCAATCCAAATAATAACGCCACAACTCAGTATGAGATTGCAAACAATTATACAACAGCTATATACAATGGCGGGATCGTATGTCCTGCTTCATCAGGAACTATTATTATTTCTGATCAAGCGATATCTCCTTTAGGTGTATTAGCAGGCGTAGAGTTTGTTGACTCTGTTACTGGTAAAACTACTTTTAAAAACTATTGGCCGGGATCAAACGCAGTAAGTGTGGACACAGACTTTCCTGTGAAAGCATTCGTCTATGACGATCCTTTTCAACTTTATGCTGTAGTTGCAGATGGTACAAACACTAATAGAGCAACAGCTCTTGCGGATGTTTTTGTCAACTGTGACATGGCAAGTGTAAACAACGGTAGCACAGCTACTGGTAGGTCTAGCGATATGCTAGATATCAGTACAGCCGCTACAACTAATACACTTGATGTAAGGATTGTTGGTCTTTACGAAGATGCAGCAAACGCAGATTATTCTGCGGTTGGTCATCAATACATAGTAAGACTAAACGGTCACTATAATCTTAACACAAGTGCGGCGGTTGGTACCTTCGCTACAACAGGTATATAGGGAGGGTTTAAACAATGGCTATATCAAGAGCACAATTAGCGAAAGAGCTAGAACCTGGACTTAACGCCCTGTTTGGTCTAGAGTACGATCGTTATGAAAACGAACATGCAGAGATATTTGATGAGGAATCATCAGATAGAGCGTTTGAAGAAGAAGTGATGTTAGCAGGCTTTTCAACTGCACCGTCTAAGTCAGAGGGTGGAGCGATTAGCTTTGATGACGCACAAGAAACCTTCACTGCAAGGTACACACATGAGACTATTGCTTTAGCTTTCTCAATTACTGAAGAAGCTATCGAAGATAATCTTTATGACAGACTTGCAGGTCGTTACACAAAAGCATTAGCAAGATCCATGGCACAGACAAAGCAAATTAAAGCGGCATCTGTGTTAAACAACGCTTTCACTGCTGGAGCTTCCGCAGGTGGCGATGGAGTTGCTTTATTGAGTAACGCTCACCCAACAATCAGTGGTAATCAGAGCAATATCTTGTCAACAGCGGCAGACTTAAACGAGACTTCGCTAGAACAAGCTTTGATCGACATTGCTGGTTTACAGGATGAGAGGGGCTTAAAGATTGCTGTAAGAGGTACTAAATTGATAATTCCAAAAGAATTACAATTTATTGCTGAAAGAGTGTTAAACAGTAACCTAAGAGTTGGAACTGCTGATAATGATGCAAATGCAATTAAGAACATGGGAATGTTACCAGAAGGTGCCGTTGTAAACCATTTCTTAACTGATACAGATGCATTCTTTATCAAGACAGATGCTCCAAACGGTTTAAAATACTTCAACAGAGCAGCTATTAAGACAGCTATGGAAGGTGATTTTGACACTGGAAATATGCGTTTTAAGGCAAGAGAAAGATACAGCTTCGGTTTTTCCGACTGGAGATGTTTATTCGGAACACCTGGTGCGGCATAGCCTCCAAGCATTTTAATGCACCAGTTTTAAGGGCGGCACTTGCCGCCCTTCTTTTTTTGTGTATAATAAACTAAACCTTGACAGTTGCATGGTGCGACTGACATTTGCCAAGACAAGGAGATTGATATGGCTAACACAACTTTTTCGGGTCCAGTCCGATCAGAAGGTGGATTTACTACAATAAGTAAAAACACTACAACTGGAGCAATCACTACACAATCAAGCATTAACTCAAGTGGTATCTCATCTTTTGATGCGAACACAATGCCAGTAGAAGCTGGTACTGGTATCACAACAGGTTCTGGAACTATTTACAGAAGTTCTGTTCAAAGAGTTGGTGGTATAATTACAACAAGAATTCTAATTGACTTAACTGGTTTAAGATCAACGGGTGGTGCTGACATCATTGGTGTTAATGGAACTGCTTTAGTTTGTCACATTGGTCAGATCACTGCTGCAAGAAACGGTACAATCTTAACAGGTAGTATGGAATGTTTTGAAGCACCAGCTGGTGGTGATCCAGACATTAACGTACACTCTGCAACAGAAGGTACTGGTGTTGAAGATGGAGCTATCGGTGATTTAACAGAGACATTGTTGGTCAACGCAGGTGATGCAACATTAGGAAGTAAAGTTTACTTTACTGGTGTTCCTGCGGCAGATGAGTTTCTATATTTAACCACAGGTGCTGCAACAGATGCAGATTACACTGCTGGTAAGTTATTCATTGAATTGATGGGCTACGAAGCTTAATAGGAGGTTAGCATGGCATCTAGATCTGATGTAAAAGCATTTAATCACGATCAAGGCGATGACGCAGCAGTTGTAGGACCTTCTAGGTCAAGAATAAGACAAGTTGTTATATTTGGTAATTCCGCGGGTGCATTGACTATTAAGAATGGATCAGGTGGATCAACTATATTGCTTCAAAGTTTTCCTACTGGATTGCATACCTTAAACATTCCAGACGCAGGTATTTTAGCTGAAGATGGAGCCTACATACATGGTTTCACTGGTAGTGGTAACAAGTTGACTATATTCTTATCATGACAAGAAAAGCAGATAAGCAACCGCCAAAAACAAAAAAATATTTCCGCTCCACTAAATCTGGAGCGGGGATGACTAAGGCGGGTGTTGATCGGTATAGGAGAGATAACCCTGGAAGTAAGTTAAAGACCGCTGTAACAGGAAAAGTAAAAAAAGGGAGTGCGGCTGCTAAAAGAAGAAAATCATATTGTGCTAGAAGTGCAGGGCAAATGAAAAAATTTCCAAAGGCCGCTAAAGATCCAAACAGTCGTTTACGACAAGCTAGAAAAAGGTGGAAGTGCTAATGCCTAGAGGAAGACCTAAGAAAAAAGTTTTGACAGCTGAAGAAGTAATGTTTGAGTTAGCTAAACACGAATCAGAGTGTAATCTTAGGTATAAGCGCATAGAAGAACGATTAGAAGATCAAAAGTGTCATTTAAAAGCCCTTGACACAAGAATGTGGGGTCTAGCTGTTTTAATTATAGGAGCGGCTATTGCACAGGAGATGTTTTAATGAATAGTAGAGTAAGAACCGGACCAAAACCAAATAAACCCTCTGTAACTTATTTTAAAAAAGGTGGAGCTGCAAAAAGTAAGGGCAGTAAAATATGTCCATCAGGAAAAGCGTGGGCTAAAAGAACTTTTGACACATACCCGAGCGCTTATGCAAACATGGCCGCTTCAAAATATTGTAAAGACCCTAACTATGCAAAGGGCGCGAAAGGCAAGAAATAATGGGTGCTCTTAAAGATTGGGTGAAACAAGATTGGGTGCGAATCGGTACAGATGGTAAGATTAAGGGTAAATGTGGTACGTCTAAAGATAAAAAAAACCCTGATAGATGTCTTCCTAGATCCAAAGCAAACAGCTTGTCTCAGTCACAAAGAGCTTCTACTGCACGAAAGAAAAAAAGAGAGGGTTCTAAAGGCAAAACGGTTGTAGGTAACACTTCAGCTGCCAAAGTAAAAAAAATGAAATATGGTGGGGTTGTTGCAAAAGGTTGTGGAGCTGTTATGTCTGACCGAAGAAAAAAGACGAAGGGTTCTGTAACTCGATTAACATAAGGATTTAACATGACAACATCTAATTCTACCAATTTTGAGCTGGACGCAGCAGAATATATAGAAGAAGCTTTTGAAAGATGTGGCTTAGAAGTACGAACAGGTTATGATTTAACAACTGCTCGTAGATCACTAAACTTAATGTTTGCAGAGTGGGCTAACAGAGGCTTAAATCAATGGACTATAACTCAGAGAACGCAAACTGTAACTTCAGGAGATCGTGAGTATTCTTTAGGAACAGATGTAATAGATGTTTTGAATTTAGTTGTGAGACGTTCTGGCACAGATTTTTCCATGACAAGAATTAGTAGATCGGATGAATTATCAATACCTAATAAAGCAACTACCGGCAGACCTACTCAGTTTTTTTTAGACAGACAAATTACTCCTAACTTAAAAATATGGCCTACGCCTGAAAATAGCACGGATGTTATTTACTATGACGCTCTTACTAGAATAGAAGATATTGATTCTCAAACAAATACTGTGGACGTGCCTTTTAGATTTTATCCTTGTTTGTCAGCAGGGTTAGCTTATTATCTATCCCTAAAAAAAGCGCCTCAAAGAACTCAAATGTTAAAAGCAATATACGAAGAAGAATTTGAAAGAGCTATAGGAGAAGATAGAGATAGATCTAGCTTTACTGTAAGCCCTCAATACGCTTATTTAAGGTCTAATTAATGAGTAGATTTGCTACAGGAAAACATGCTTATGGAATATCTGATCGATCAGGTATGAAATATAGATATCGAGATTTAAAAAAAGAATGGAATGGTTCTTTAGTAGGACCAGATGAATTTGAAGCAAAACATCCTCAATTAGGACCTTTTAGAACAGTTTCTGATCCGGAAGCTTTAAAAGATTCAAGGCCCAGCCGAACAGAAAACCCCGTAGAAGTTCTTTTAGTACTTAATCCTTTTACTTCGAGTGCATCAGGTTCGGGTGTAATAACTGTGAGAGAGTTTGGTCACGGACGAACTACAAACGATGTTGTTAGGTTTAGAAAAGTTTATGGTTTTGACGGTTTTACTAAGGCTGTTTTAGAGCAAGCTTCTGGTTATAGCATTACGGTTGTAACCACAGATACTTATACATTTACAGCTAATGGAGAAACGGCTACAATAGGGGGAATTGTAGGTGGCGGTAGCCGAGCTACATCCGGACCTGTAACGGTGAGTGCATAAAATGAGTTTTACATTAGCAACATTAAAAACAGCTGTACAAGATTATACAGACAATGATGAAACTGTATTTGTGAACAATCTTAATAACTTTATTAAAGCAGCTGAAGAAAAAATATTTAAGTCTGTAGATCTTGATTTATTTAGAAAGAATGTTACATCTGCTTTTTCTACAAATGATAAATATTTAACACTACCAAGTGATTATTTGTCTTCTTTTTCTCTTCAAATAACAACGGCGGGTAGCGAGAAATTTTTGTTACATAAAGACGTTAACTTTTTACAAGAAGCATATAATGGTTCTTCTTCTACAGGAGTTCCAAGATACTATGCACAATTTGACATATCTAATTTTGTCGTAGCGCCAGTCCCAGACTCTAATTATGCGGTAGAATTACATTATTATTATAGACCCGCTAGTTTGACCGCAGGAGCGGAAGGTGGTACAACTTGGATAAGTACAAACGCTCCTTTTGCTTTACTTTACGGATGTCTTGTAGAAGCTTACACTTTTATGAAAGGTGAGCCTGATGTTATAAAAAATTATACGGATTTATATCTACAATATATGGAAAGACTAAAGGATTTTGGAGAAGCAAGAGAAAACACAGATGGCTATAGAATGGGTATACCTTCTAGACCAAGAACATAGGAGTTAAAAATGGCAACATCAAATGCAGCAACCAATTATCTAGAGAGAAGAATATTACATTATATATTTAAGAATAACTCTCTAAGTTTTTCTAGTCCTGGCGATAGTATTTATGTAGGATTAGCTACAGCAGTGAGTGCAGCGGAAACAGGATCAGTTACAGAAGCAAACTTTACAAACTATGCAAGACAACAAGTTACTGCAGCAAACTGGACTACAATAGGTGCAGACTCAACAGACACACAAACAGCAACCAATGCAGCGAATATTGAGTTTCCAGCATCTGGTGGAACAACTAATACAATAACACATGTTATTATTGCGGATGCATCAAGCAGTGGTAATATATTATTTGTAGGAGCTTTAGATGCTAGTAAGGTTATAGCTTCTGGAGATATATTTAGAATTAATGCAGGGAATCTAACTGTAGAGTTAAAATAATGGCACTTGTAATATCAGACAGAGTAAAAGAAACTACCACTACAACAGGTACTGGTACATATACTTTGGGTGGTGCTGTTACTGGCTTTGAAACTTTTACAGCTAATCTTAGTAACTCTGATACAACGTATTATGCTTGTACTGACAATACGGACTTTGAAGTTGGTATTGGTACCTTTACAGCTTCTGGAACAACATTAGCTAGAACAACTATATTAGCTAGTTCTAATTCAAACAATGCTGTGAGCTGGAGTTCTGGAACAAGAACTATATTTTGTACCTTACCTGCCTCAAAAACAGTGTTCTTAGATGCTAGTGGTAATGCTACAATAGGCGGAACAGTTACAGCTACTGGGTCTTTTATTATTGGATCTGCTGATATGAATGAGGCAGACCTAGAAAAATTAGATGGTATTACAAATGGCACAATAGCAGCAAGTAAAGCTGTAGTAGTTGATGCAAACAAAGACGTTTCTTCATTTAGAAATCTAACTGCTTCTGGTGCAATAACTGCTGGTAGTTTTGTAATAGGTTCAGCAGATATAAACGAAAATGATCTTGAGGCTATTGATGGTATTACAGCAGGAACTGTTGCGGCTTCAAAAGCAGCGATAGTTGATACTAATAAAGATATTACTGGTTTTAGAAATATAACTTTAACTGGAGAACTGGATGCAGCCACATTAGATATTTCTGGTAATGCAGATATAGATGGTACATTAGAGGCAGATGCTATTACTGTTAATGGTACAGCCCTTAACACTGTTATAGCAGGTGTTACTGTAACAAACGCAACTAATGCAGTAAACGCAACTAATGCAGTAAACGCAACTAATTCTGCTCATGTATTAGTTACAGACAATGAAAGCACAAACGAAGAAAATCTTATTGCTTTTGTAGAGGGTGCTACCTCAAGCACAGGTAATGTTGGTTTAGAGATGGATGGTAACTTTGCTTACAACCCAAGTACAGGTACAGTTACAGCAACTATATTTAAGGGTAACATAGACGCTGTTGATGGTGATTTTGATGGTACATTGGAAGCAGATGCAATTACTGTAGGCGGTGCAACATTAAATTCAATAATACAAGAAGAAGCAACAGCTCTTGCTATTGCATTAGGATGATTAGGAGATAAAGAATGGCGAATACATTTAAGGTTGTAAACTTTGCAGCAGAACCAGCCTCGGCAGGAACTCCTTATGTTGCCTATACAGCAGCAGGTGGCACAACTACAATTATACTTGGTTTAGTTTTATCCAATCTACACACGGCTCAAGTTACAGCTACAGTAAACTTAGTTAGTGATACTGCAAACAGAGCAGTTACAAACAACACAGCCAACGGAACGAGTGTTATAGTTAAAAATGCACCTATACCTGTTGGTGGTGCTTTAGAACTGATGTCTGGTAACAAGGTTGTGTTAGAAACTACTGACCAAATTACAATAGACTGCTCCGTAGCAGATAAACTTTCAGGTACGTTGAGTATAATGGAGATAACATAATATGCCATACGTAGGAAAAAAACCTGCCGATATAATTGCAACTGCTGTTGACACAACTACAGGTACGTTTAGTGGTGAGGTTGATGCTGCATCATTAGATATATCAGGTAATATTGATGTAGACGGAACAACCAACCTTGACATAGTAGATATTGATGGTGCAGTAGATATGGCATCTACATTACAAGTTGATGGTGCAATTACATCAAGTGCTGGTATGACAATTACAACTGCTGATAATACAGACACACTTACATTAAAATCAACTGATGCTGATGCTAATACGGGACCAACCTTATTCATGCAAAGAGATAGTGCTTCTCCTGCTGACGGAGACTCTATTGGAAAAATATCCTTTGTAGGTGATAATGATGCAGGCGAAACCACTCGTTTTGCTAGAATAGATAATCAAATAGCTGATGCGAGTAATGGTACTGAAGATGCTTTGATGTTTATAACAACAATGATTGGAGGTACAGAGTTAAGTCGTATGACACTTCAGCCTACTGAAGCTGTATTTAATGAAGAAAATGCAGACATAGACTTTCGTGTTGAGGGTAATGGTGATGCTAATTTATTTGTGGTAGATGCAGGTGAGGATAATGTAAAGATAGGTTCTAGTGCAGGAAATTATGGAATACTCTCTATAAGAAATGAAAATGCAGGTGCTCAAGAAAGAGGTTTGTATGTTGAACTTGCTCCAGCAAGTGGCACAAGTCCTAATAATGTCGCAGTTTTTTCTGCAACTAATTCCAACATGACACAGCCATTAGTTAGAATACATCACGAAAATCCTACTGCTGACCAATTACTTTTACAAGCAACAACTACTGGCAGTAATACAGTTAAGTTTTCTGTAGATGAAGATGGAGATATTTATAGTGCAGGTGGTATTAACTTAGGTGGCACTGGTTCAGCTAATTATTTGGATGACTATGAAGAGGGAACATTTACAGCAGAAGTTAGGGGTGCATCTGCTCGTGCCAGTACACCTGTGACAGGTCAAGCACATTATACAAAAGTAGGAAATAGTGTAACTGTAAGAATGTATTTTGTAAATGTTAATACAACTGGTGCAAGTGGTACTTTTCAAGTAACAGGATTTCCTTTTACTGCTACAAGTTTACAAATAATACCATTTATGTCTTTTGGTCAAGACTACGATGATTCAGGTGGTGTTATGAATGTGCAATTATATTTAGAGGGTGGTACAACTGCACAGTTAATTGCAACTAAAGATAATTCTGCTTGGCAAACAACTGGTATAACAGCAGGAAGTGGTAAATATTATGTTTTTACAGGAACATATTTAACAGCATAACCCTATTGGACATAGGGTAGTCAGTCCATTAACCAAAAGGAGATAAAAATGGCATTAACAGAAGAAACAATACAAGACAAAATAGAAATCGTAGGTGACTACAAGCACGTTCAAGTAAGAACTGCCACAGTCATCAAGAGAGATGGCACAGAGATAAGTCGTAGCTTCTCAAGGCACGTTGTTGCACCTGATATAAGTGCAACTGACTTAGCCAATGAGAGTACAGAAGTACAAGCAATATGCAATGCAGTACATACAGATGCAATAAAGACAGCATATGCAACACATTTGGCTAACCAAGAGGTTTAATTAATGGCATACATAGGAGTATCTCCTTCCAACGGAGTTAGGCAAAAGCATACATACACTGCCACTGCATCCCAAACATCATTTAGTGGTGCAGGTGCAGAAGGCATTTCATTAAGCTACCTTGACAGTAACTACGTTGACGTATATCAAAATGGTGTAAAGCTAAGTGAAGCTGACTACACATCTACTACAGGCACGACTGTTGTACTTGCTACAGGTGCTACTGTAAGTGACATGATTGAGATTATAGTCTATGATGTATTCTCTGTGGCAGACACTGTAAGTAAAGCAGATGGTGGTACGTTTGATGCAAGTGTAACATTTGCAGGTGACATCATAAAGAGTACAGCAGGTACAAGCAACTTTGCAGCAGGTGTCAATGCAGGTAACTCTCTTGCAAGTGGTGGTAATTATAATGTGGTAGTTGGAGATGAAGCAGGTACAGCACTTACTACTGGTGATAGCAATGTGGCGATTGGATTTGAAGCATTAGCGACAGAAGATGCTAATGGATTAAACGTAGCAGTTGGATATCGTGCTTTAAAAACATTAAATGCTAGTGGAGCAGCATATAATACAGCAGTTGGTTACGATGCAGGTACAGCAATTACAACATCTCAATATAATACTATTGTTGGTGGATTAGCGGCAGATGCTCTGACTACAGGAAATGAAAATACTGCAATCGGCGTAGGTGCGTTAGGAACAGAAACAGCAGGAGATAGAAATGTCGCTGTTGGTAATGGTGCTTTAACTACACAGAATACTACTGGTGGTGGAGATATTTATAATGTAGCAGTTGGATATAATGCAGGGACAGCAGTAACAACAGGATCTTTAAATACATTTGTGGGAGCATTATCTGGTGATGCTCTTACTACAGGAACTACAAATTGTGCATTAGGCTACCTAACTTTAAGTGCAGATACAAAAGGTGGAAGAAGCACTGCAATGGGTTATTCAGCTTTAGCAAACCAAAACTTTACCTCTGCAACAGATACTTATAATACAGCTTATGGATTTTTTGCAGGTTTAAATTTAACAACAGGTAATCAGAATACTTTAATTGGAGGTCTAGCAGGTGATGCATTAACTGATGCAGATAATAATGTTGCAATCGGATTACTTGCTCTTTCAGCAGATACTAAAGGTAGCAAGTCGATTGCAATAGGTAATAGTGCATTACAAACGCAAAATTTTACCTCTAGTACAGATACTTATAATGTAGCGATTGGACACAACGCAGGACTATCAGTAACAACGGGTGTTCAATCTGTATATATTGGTGGTTTAGCAGGAGATGCAGATACTACTGGTGGTAAAAATGTTTATATTGGCTATACGGCAGGAGGTCTAAATGCAGGTGACCAAAATGTATTTGTTGGAAGAAACGCAGGTGGTGCAATAACTGATGGTGATAAGAACACTATTATAGGAACATATGATGGTAATGAGGGCGGCTTAGACATAAGAACAGCAGACAATTACATTGTGTTATCAGATGGTGATGGTAATCCGAGATTGATAATTGATGAAGATGGTGATTGTGCTATTGGCACAACAACAGATGGGGTAAAACTTAAAGTAAAACAAACTACTGGTGGTCAAGTTATTAATACTTTTGAGCATGATGCAGGTTCAAATCCTTTTGGTTCATTTATGCTTTTTTCTAGTGCTTCTCCAGATAATAATACAAGTTACTTTTTAAAATGTTCTGACGCATCAGCAGCTAGAATATTTATTTATTCTGATGGTGACATTCAAAATCACGATAATAGTTATGGTGCTATATCTGATGAAAAACTTAAAGAGCAGATAACAGATGCTTCATCTCAATGGGATGATATTAAAGCACTAACAGTCCGTAAATTTAAAATGAAATCTGATGTTGCTACTGGTGATTCCGATGCACATTGGAGATTAGGTGTTGTTGCACAAGAATTAGAAACAGCAGGAATGAATGGTCTTGTTAAAAATAATCCAGACCTTGATAAAGATAATGAGGATTTAGGCACAACAACCAAATCAGTAAAATACTCAATACTCTACATGAAAGCAGTCAAAGCATTACAAGAAGCAATGACAAGGATTGAGACATTAGAAGCTAAAGTAACAGCATTAGAAGGAGAATAAAATGAGCAGAACAGCAGAAGAAATAGCACAAGCACATTCAGCTTGTTTAGATGGGGCAGATACAATCAATGTTGTAATTGCTACTCATGCAAAAGGCAGTGATGCAACAGATGCAGACTTTGGACATGACATGACACATGACGAGAAGAAGGCAAGGGTTGAACGTAGTGTTGAGTATCTCAAGTATCAGAAAGATAACTTTGATGATTGGGGTTCAGAGAGTTTTACAGTTATTGATAAAGCAATAGCAGATGCAGACGCATTTACAGGTTAAGGAGAAGATATGACTAGAGCATCAGATACAGCAAAACTATTAGGAGCAGGTGCTACCATATTAGATGGTACAACTATAAGTACTGCTGATAATACAGAACAGTTAACTTTAACATCAACTGATGCAGATGCCAATGCAGGTCCTGAAATTTTATTAGATAGAAACTCAAGCAGTCCTGCTGATTCAGATAGAGTTGGTAAATTTACATTTAAGGGAAGAAATGATGCCAATCAAACTGTAGAATATGGAAACATTCAATCAAGAATTACAGATGCAAGTGATGGCACAGAAGATGGCAGAATAATAATTCAAAATATTATTGCAGGTGATGTTGCAGGAGTGATGGAATCTGATGGCACTGAAACTATATTCAATAATAACAGTAAAGACCTAGACTTTCGTGTTGAATCAAATGGCGATGCTAATATGCTGTTCGTTGATGGTGGAACTGATACTGTTATTGTAGGACATAATGTTTCAAGAACAACTATGTTTAACTCAACAGTAGGTGGTTCTTTACAAGTAGAAGGAACAACTGCTGAAGGTGCTACTGTTTCAATAGCTCGTAATAGCAATGATGATAATGGACCTAACTTAGTTTTTGCTAAATCAAATTCTACATCCAACGCAGGTGTCACAGTTGTTACAGATGATGCTCTGTTAGGAAGAATCAGTTGGCAAGGTGCTGATGGTAGTCAAACTGTTGAAGCCGCAAGAATTGAAGGTTTTGTAGATAGCACTCCGGGTGCTAACGATATGCCCGGAAGATTAACATTTAGTACAACTGCTGATGGTGCGGCTACAGTAACGGAGAGAGCAAGACTAACATCAGATGGTGTATTTATGGTTGGTCAAACCTCTTTTGCATATGGTGACGTTGGTTGTTCAATGACCTCAAGTGGTCAAGTAGGTGGTACTGCTGATGGTGATGTTGCAGGTATTTTTAATAGAAAAACATCAGATGGTCAAATAATAAATTTACGACAGGACAATACTACAATAGGTGGTATATATAGCTCTCCAAGTATTGCAGGACCTTTTATAGGTCATATAAATGTTGGTCTTGCTATGTATCATGCAGGTAACTCTGTTTTACCATCTGGAACTGGTGGATTAAGAGATAATGCCATTGACTTAGGAAATAGCTCAAACAGATTTGATGACATATTTGCAACTAACTCCACAATTAATACTTCAGATAGAAATGAAAAGCAAGACATAGAAGAGCTAAGTGAAGCAGAACAAAGAGTAGCTGTCGTTGCTAAAGGTCTAATGAGAAAGTTTCGATGGAAGTCAGCAGTCGCAGAAAAAGGCGATGATGCAAGAACACACTTTGGTATTATAGCACAAGACCTACAAGATGCTTTTACAGCAGAAGGATTGGATGCAAGTGATTATGCAATGTTTACATCTAATACTTGGTGGGAAAAAGAAATATCTGTAGATGCAGTAGAAGCTGATGAAGAAAATGGCATAGAAGCACAAGAAGCATATACTTATACAAAAATAGCAGAAGAAGAGACTGAAGGCTACACAGAAAAAACTAGATTAGGTGTAAGGTACAGTGAATTACTAGCCTTTATCATATCGGCTATATAGGAGTAACTATGGAAATGGATGCAATGTTATTCTGGAACATAATCCTGACTATGGTCGTTGTACCATTCGGTTGGGCATTGTATTATAGATAGGAGAAAAAATGACTGAACAAAAATCAAATATTATAAGTATAAACGACAAGAAGTATGACGCTAGTGATCTTACTAAAGAGCAGGGATACTGCATAGAGCAGATACAAGAGTGTCAGTCTGAAGCACATAGATTAAAAAAACAATTAGATAGAGTAACAATCTCTCAGAATGTCTACACAAATAACTTAATAGGACTTCTTAAAGATAAAGAGGTAAAAGAATGAAGGTATCCGATGTTAAGGCGCAGATAGACACACATGAAGCTGTCTGTGCAGAGCGTTGGAAAGAAACTATATTAAGAATTAAACGTATCGAGCATATTATGATAGGTACTGCAGGAACAACAATCGTCCTCTTAGTGGGGGTATTATTAAGGTAATGAGTAATGGATCCTGTAACCATATCGATAGCAGTAGGTGTCGCTAGCAAAGCTTTTTCTGCAATTAAGCAAGGATTTGCCGTAGGTCGTGATATTGAACAAATGTCTGGCGATATCGGTAGATGGATGGGAGCTGTATCTGATGTCGATAATGCAGAAAAACAAGCTAAAAATCCTCCCTTGTTTGGTAAATTGTTTAAGGCTGGTTCTATCGAAGAGGCAGCAATGGCTGCGTACGCGGCAAAAAAGAAACTTGAGGAACAAAGGTACGAACTCAAGGTGTTTCTAAATATGACTCATGGACCTGGAGCCTACGATGAGTTACTGCAAATGGAAGGTCAGATAAGGAAACAACGTCAAGAAACAGTCTACAAACAACAACAAATGAGAAGACAGCTTGGTGAAGCAATTACTTGGCTAATCGTTGTGGCAATCATAGGTAGTTTTGTTGCGTTAGTTGCGTCTATATGGATTAAGGAAACAAGAGCTGACGCATATAAATACACCCCAAAAGATTACACACGACAGCAAAAGATACATCAAGGTAAAATTATATTACCAATAATGACTACTTGCAGACTTATGAAACAAAAAGTATTTAAAGACAAAATGGCCTGTATTTATATAGGTGCACAAAAAACCTATGAGATGGAGTTCACAGATATATCAATCGGATGTCCCAGAAAATATAAATGTAAGCTTAACCCTAATGGGAAAGAGCCTTCGATAGATAAAGTTATGGAAAGTTTAAGGAGCATAGCAAAGTAAATGGCAGCAAAAAAATTACAAGTAGAAAGCAAATATAACGAATATGATTTGGATGGTGACGGCGTTGTTTCTGATGAAGAGATAGAAAACGCTAAAGCTATAAAAGAAACTGAGACGCAGTTAAGAAAACAACTAGCACAACTACGTATGGCTAGATACACGTTAATAGCTATGGGTGCGTTTACTTTAGCTATGTTTATTGTTGACGTGGAACGTGTCAAGGCGTTAGCTGATATAAGTAATTTGTTTTATCTGTCAGGTGCTGGTATAGTAGGTGCATATATGGGTACGACTGCTTGGATGAATAAAAAATGATATGTTTAAAGCACTAGTAACAATGTGTGTAATTGGGGCACCTAATAATTGCATGACGCTAGAGGATCAATATGGACCATATGAAACAGAATTTGATTGTAAACAAAGAGCACTGGCTATTAGCAGGCAGATTAACAAAGCTTATCCTTTATGGAAACCCTTTAAATATCAATGCAAAAAACTACCAGCAGGGAGATTAAAATGGAAAACATGGTATTAGAAGCTTGGAATGATCTTTCTTATATAGAAGGAGCTTTATTTACAGTTTGGTTATTTATTCTTTATTACGGTAAAGTGTGGATAGACAGTAAATTTAAACGAAAGGAATGTACATGCTTACGGCGTTAATAGGACCCGTTTCTAATCTTCTTGGTAAGTTTATAGAAGATAAAGACATGAAAAATAAGTTGGCACATGAAGTGGCAACTATGGCAGAGAATCATGCACAGGAACTGGCAAAAGGTCAGATAGAGATAAACAAAGCAGAAGCAACACATAAATCAATATTTGTAGCGGGCTGGCGCCCCTTTATTGGTTGGACATGCGGCATTGCCCTATGTTGGCATTTCGTACTGGCGCCTGTCACTATGTTTGTGTGCGCTTATTTAAACGTGGTTATACCTGAATTACCTACATTTGACATGGGTTCACTTATGACTGTTTTGATGGGAATGCTCGGATTGGGCGGACTTCGCAGTTTCGAGAAGTATAAAGGATTAACAAAATGATGTGGTTTTGGTTGAGTTTGTCTAAATTTTTCAATAAGATAGGTAATTATTTTTACTACAGACATGTAGCGTGTTTAAGAAAAAGGCAGGGCAGATAATGGATTTAGATAAATTACAAAAAGAATTAGCAGAAGATGAAGGTTGCAAGTATGAAATTTACAATGATCATTTGGGGTATGCGACTTTTGGGATTGGGCATTTGGTTACTGATTCTGATTTAGAACATGGGCAAGAAGTTGGAACAGAAGTATCTAAAGAAAGAGTCGATGAGTGCTTTGAAGCTGATATTGCAATGACTATAGAAGACTGCAATATATTATACAGTAATTTCAAAGACATACCTGAAGAAGCTCAATTAGTACTTGCAAATATGATGTTTAATCTTGGTCGTCCTCGTCTGTCCAAATTTGTTAACTTAAAATTAGCTGTAGATTCTGAAGACTGGATGGAGGCATCCGTGCAAATGATGGACTCGAAATGGGCAAAACAAGTGCCTAGTCGTGCAGAAAGACTTTGTAGTAGAATGGAGAAGTTATCTTGGCTATTCAAGCAGTAAAACTAAAACCTGGAATTAATCGTGAAGGTACTAGATATACTACAGAAGGTGGGTATTACGACGGGGATAAGATACGATTTAGACAAGGTACGCCAGAAAAAATAGGTGGTTGGGAGCTTATATCTGATACAACTTTTTTGGGTGTAGGTCGTTCTTTACATAACTGGGTTAGTTTATCAGGTCAAAACTTTGTAGGACTAGGCACTAACTTAAAATATTATATAGAATTAGGTGGTAATTATAACGATGTCACACCTTTACGTGCTACTGTGTCATTAACCAACCCTTTCACTACTACATCTGGGTCTACTACTGTACTAGTCACAGACGCAAATGCTGGTTTTGATGACAATGATTTCGTAACATTTAGTAATGCCTCTGCTGTAGGTGGTGTAACTATAAGTGGTGAGTTTCAAATAGATATTGTATCTACTAATTCTTACAATATAACTGTATCTTCTGCTGCAAGCTCTTCTGCAACGGGTGGTGGTACTGTATCCGCTGCTTATCAGGTAAACACGGGCTCTGCGTTTGCTATACCTTTAACAGGTTGGGGTGCAGGTGCTTGGGGCGCAGGTCAATGGGGTATAGGAGAAGCATCCGTGAACGAGGTGCGTATATGGAGTCATTCTAACTTTGGTGAAGATTTAGTATTTGGACCTAATAGTGGTAGTATATATTACTGGGATGCTACAAACGGCGTTAGTACAAGAGCTGTTGAATTATCTACTTTATCTGGAGCATCAAATGTACCAATACTACAAAATATAATCTTAGTATCAGATATAAGCCGTTTTGTATTTTGTTTAGGTACAAATCCTATAGGCGCTAATACTATAGATCCTACTTTGGTAAGATGGTCTGACCAAGAGGATGCAGCAAATTGGACTCCATCTGCTACTAATCAGGCAGGTAGTTTAAGATTATCTCGTGGTACTAAAATCGTGGCTGCATCTCAAGCTCGTCAAGAAGTGCTTATATGGACAGACTCTTCCTTATACTCACTGCAGTATGTTGGTGCACCTGCTGTTTGGGCGGCGACACTAGTCGGTGAAAACATATCTATATCCTCTCAACTTTCTGTATCCTATGCAAATGGTGTTGCGTACTGGATGGGTAAAGATAAATTTTACATGTATGATGGTCGTACACAACCATTAAAGTGTGACGTGCGAAAGTATATATTTAATGATTTTAACACAAAACAATATGCACAAGTATTTTCAGGCACCAACGAGTCTTTTCACGAGATATGGTGGTTTTACTGTACAGAAGATTCTAACAATATAGACAGATACGTTATATATAACTATTTAGAAAAGATATGGTACTATGGCACTATAGCACGTACAGCATGGCTTGACTCTGGACTGCGTGACAAGCCGTTAGCAGCCACATACAGTAATAATCTTGTAAATCACGAAACTGGTATCGATGATAATGTGAGTGGTACAGCAGCAGCTATAACAGCATACGTCGAGTCTTCAGACTTTGACATAGGTGACGGTGATAGATTCTCATTAGTAAATCGTGTAGTGCCTGACGCATCGTTTGATGGCTCTACGGCAGATAGTCCCGTTGCAACTATGACTTTACATGCACTAGGTGGCTCTGGGTCTGGTCGTAACTCACCTGCTTCAGAAGGTGGATCTAGTAATGCTACTATAACACGCACAGCAACTTCTCCTGTTGAAGTATTTACTGATTTAATAAACATAAGAGTGCGAGGACGACAGCTTGCCATGCGTTTTGAATCATCTGCGGTAGGCGTTACATGGCAGTTAGGCACACCCAGACTTGATATCCGACCAGATGGGAGGCGTTAATGGCTGTAGATAACACAAGATATGGTGTAGGTTTCCGTGCTCCAGCACTACCGTTTCCTACCTCCGAATACGATCAACAAAATGCAGAACAACTTAATAATGTGCTACGTTTGTATTTTACTCAAGTAGATACAGCATTGAGAAACGCTGTTATATCAGACAGAGCCGAAGCAACAGGGTGGTTTTTAAGCTAATGCCTAACAAATATGTAAACGCAAAAAAAGATTTATCCAGCACTAGTGTAACAACACTATACACAGCACCTGCTTTGACCACTGGAATAGTTAAATCTATACTTGTATCCGAAGATTCTGGTAATGCAGATACAATAACTATCACTATAACAGATGCAGAGTCATCTCCTGCTACATTCAGCCTGTTTAAAACAAAATCTATAAGTGCAAATGGCACTACAGAGCTACTTACTGCACCTCTGGTTGTAGAGACTGGAGAAATACTTAAAGTAACGGCTGCTACAGCTAATAGACTGCATGTAGTGGCTAGCATATTAGAGGTGTCATAATGCAAACTGTAGACAGTAATGAGAAATTATTAGACATGTCTAGCATAATGACTATGGCATCGGATCAGCTGGGGTTTATGTATAATGGTAGCTCGTTAAATATAGAAACAATATTGGCTACTTTAGCAAAAGAAACAAGTATGCCTGATACCGACGTTGTACAGATAGGAAATACTGTGTTTATTGGTCATACTGGCAAAGGGGACAAGAAATCTAAAATGCACGGGAGACCCCTTAATGTAGACACGAGTAGAAACTTTATACGCAATATGTTAAAATATGGAGGTTACTTACAAGATAAAGATATAACGCATTATTCTACTTATTTTAAAGGTGAAACGTTAGTCCCTGCTATAAAAATTATACAAAAACGTTTAATGAGTGTAGATACCAACATGTATTTAGGTCAGCCTGAAGATGACGATGGATATCTTGTTTATGTAAAATTTGGTGACGACCCTTTAAACGAGATGTTTTAATATGGCTCCTATACTCGATCCTATAAAAAAGATTATTAAGAAACCAATCAAATGGATTGGCGATAGAATTGAAGATGTCGGTGACTGGGTTGTCGATGAAATAATTGATCCTGTTGTAGAGACAGTCGAAGGCACTATAGATGCTTTATTAGATGACCCATTAAAAACTATAGCAACGATTGCACTAGTAGCCACAGGAAATGCGTGGGCTTTGCCTCTTTTAGAGGGTGCTGATGTTGCTGTAAATGGTGGTGATATTGGTGATATCCTTGAGGCGACTGCTAAAGCCTATGTTGCACAACAAGTAGGGGCAGCCGCAGGTAATTACGCAGGTAAAGCTGCTACGGCTAATATTACTTCGGCGGCACAGGCAAAAATAGTAGGTTCTATTGTTGCACAAGGTACAGCTAGTGCTACATCTGCTGTTATTTATGGACAAGATCCTGTTGAAGCATTTTTAAAAGGTGGAGTACAAGCTGGGGTATCTGCTAGTTTAGGTCAGCTATCAGAAAATACAGATTATCAAAAACTACCACAAGCAGCAAAAAATGTAATAGAGACGTCTATAACGGCTACATTATCAGGACAAGATGTAACTCCTGCAATGATAGCTGGCGCAGTAACTAAAGCTTATGTAACTGCCGAAACAGTAGGATCATACTTAAATGAGACTGAGTATGATGAGTTTGGAGATGTATTACCTAAAGATTTTAATGATGCACAAGTTGCAGCAATTACAAATGGTATACTAAACACAGCAAATGCGGCTTTTGCAGGTGGAGATGTACCGAAAGCTATAATGGACTCTGTAATGAAGTATGGAGCTTCAGAACTTAACAAGACTATAGATAAGACCGTTAAAAACACTATAGATAAAGTGACAGGAAACTATGAAGCTACCGCAGATAAAGCACAAGAAGTTGACGATGCGTTAGATGATTACGAAGCTGCTGCTGCTAATTATAATTCTATAGCAGATGAGATGAAGCCTAGGTTTGATGAACGTGCTAGATTAAAAGGTAATGTTGATGATTTAAAAATTAAATTGCAAAACCAAGATCCTGGCTCAAATGTAGATACAGAAAATAGAAACAAATATCAGGCTATTTTAAATGATTATAATGCAGCTGTAAAAACATATAATTCGTATACTACACAGTTAGATAAAGACTATAACGATAATTTTAAACCTTTATTAGATAAATATAAAGCTGAAGCAGACACAGCCTATGGTTCTCTTGATAATTTGACTAAGGAGTATAACGTACTAAAAGAAGAGTTAATATCTAGCGGAGATCAGCTAGATGATGTGCTTAAACCCGTACAAAATGCAACAGATAAAGCATTTGTATTGGCTATGATAGGCGAAGACTTTAATGCAGAAGAGTATGCAGCATTAAACGGTTTGGACGATGGTGGTGAAACAGGTGAAGAGATAGATCCATATTATCACTGGCTTACAACAGGTAAAGATGAAGGTTTACCTGTAAATACTGAACAATATAACGAATTTTACTCGCAAAAAAGAAGTGATTTATTAAATGAAGCTTTAGGCAAAGCAGGGTTAAATTTAAGTAACTTAACCAAAGAGCAACAAAAAACTATAATTGATAACTTTGACGCTAATTATGATGATTTACAGTCATTAAATTTAGTAGACACGGATAATCTTGGGTTGGATATAGGGTCTGATTGGTTAAAAGATATTATAATTAACAACGACACATTGTCCGCAGAAGAAAAAACAGAATATCTTAAAGGTGTGGATAGTATTAAGGCAGACACTACACAAACAAACGAAGAAAAATTTAAACAAATACAAGAGATAACGTCTTTACCAAATGTAAAAGTAGATTCAGGCGAAGTAGTTGCAAAAGCAGAGGGCGTAACTGACGAAGATATAGCTAGTAATAAAGCACGGATTCACGTTGGTAAAAATGGGCTAGTAAATTGGGACGATATTAGTGGGTTAAGCTATGGAAAGTGGGATTCTACTCGTAATATTTTAACAAGAGAAGTGCCTCATCCCACACAACCTGGAGCAACTACTTTAATAAACTCGGCAACAGGAGAGTATTTAGACCTAAATCCAGATGGTTCTCCGTCAATGCGTATAACTATATACCCTAGCTTAACTCTTGAGGAATTAAGAGGAGAAGATCCAGCTACTTGGGCTAAACACGTAAATAGTCTTGATTCTAAAGGTGGGTCAGTATTAAACGAGGTAATTAGTGCTGTAAAAGGTGACATGGTTGACCACTATGAGTTAGTAAAAAATATATACAAATATGTCGCTGAGACAGATACAGGTAAAGACATAGTTAATAGTGATGCTTTTAAGAATTTAAGTGGTATTGCTGCAGAAGCAGGCGGAGAGCTATTACAAGCAACAAATACGTTAGTGCTATTAGCAGGAGTAAACCCTGCATCCACTCCTCTTGGTAAATCTGCTAGAGAAATGATAGCTCTTGGCGGAGATATGAAGACTGATGAGTGGAAAGCAGCAAAGAAATCTATAGATGACAGAATAGAAGGTGCTACAGGATTTATAGACACAACAAAAGCCATATTTGGCTCTTTAGCCGACAGTCCTACAGTTTTCTTATCTGAGTTTATAGGTAAAGAAATATTACAAGAAATACCTATATTAGTCGTTAGTGGTGGAGTAGGAAACGTCGCTAAAAATTTAGCATTAGAAGCAGGTGAAGCATATGCTAAGAAGTTAGCAACAAAAGTTGGTTATAGCACAGCTTTAACTCTTGACGCTGTAGAAGCTTTTGGAGGTACAGCAAACGGAGCCTTTGATGATGCGTATGCAACAGGTTTAAAAGCAGGTATGTCAGAAGAAGAAGCTTCTGCTTTTGCTAAAGACGTTGCTATAAGAGCAGGCACAACCGCAGTTATGGCTAATTTTACTTTAAACAAAATTGGTGGTGCCGAGTTTGAAAAAGCTATGTTTGGCAACAAAAAAGGTGGGTCCGTAGCAGAGGCATTTAATGCTTTTGGTAAAAATGTAGTTAAAGAGTCTGGCACAGAGGGTATTGAAGAGTTTGCTGGGCAAGGTATGGTAGAATTATCTGTATACGGTCTAGATCCTGACAGAGATATAGCTGGTAATCTTACTACTAACACTATACTTGGCGTGTTAGCAGGTGGTGGTACATCATCTACGTTATTAGCAGGTAAAGGTGCATTTAATCAAACAGGTAATTTTGTATCTAATGTAGTATCAAACACTAATTATGAAGTTGATAAAGTACTAAAAGGTTATGATGGCACACCTGAAGGTCTAACAGCCGCAGAAACACAGTTAAACAACTTAGGACTAGCTAACAATAATATAGTAAAAACTAACTTACTTAACATAATGAGCCCGAGTGACTACACAAGTAGTGGTGATGTAATAGATGCGTTTAAAAACGTAGAGGGGGTATATACACCTAAAAAAGGAGAGCAAGATCAGTTTGTAGGTAAAACGTCTGATACAGACTTTGCATCTGAGTTTGAGACATATATTGATGCAGGCGTTGTAGATAAACAAGAAATATTAGACTTAGCTACAGCAGAGGGTATAACACTTACAGATGAGCAGATAGCAGAGTTAACAGGTCAAAAACCTGAAGCAGAGTTTATAGCAGAACAGCAGAAGATATTTGATCCTCAAGCTGTAACAAAAGAAGAAGCTAAAAAATATCTTACAGATCAAGGATATGATCCTACAGATGCCGAAGTTAATCAGTTTGTAAAACAAATTGAAGAGTCAAAACAACAAGAAGCCATACAACAATACGCACAAGAACGTCTTACCACAAGAGATGAAGCTGTTGCGTATTTACAATCTTTAGGATTTGATACTAATCAACTACCCGCTGAATTTATAGATAGTTTTGTAAAACAAGGTCTACAGACTGACACAGAAAAAGAAATAGCTGAAGCTGCTGATCCGTTCTTTGTAGATAGAGAAGAAGTTTTAGCACAGTTTAGAGCTGCTGGACTGCCTGATGTACGACCAGAAGACGTAGATAAGCTAGTAGGGCAATATAATGAGTCCGAGCTAGAAGGCAAAATAAACAGAGCCCTGCGTGGTGCACAATACAACGTGCTTAAATATAACATAGGTGCTCCGTCTACAGAAGATACACCTGCTACGGGTATATTTAAACAATTAGAAGAGTTAAAAGCTGCTGGTGCTACGCAAGATGAAGCTATAAAAGCACTTAGTGACCAACTTAATATCAGTGTTGAAGAGCTTACTAATCAGATAAGCACTGTAGAGGCTGGACTGCAAGAGCAAATATTTGATGTAGGCGATCAAGTATCTGATGTACAAGATCAACTTACTAAGACAGAAGCATCGCTAACACAGCAAATACAACAACTTGTGGATGCAGGTGCAACTCAAGATGAAGCTATACAGTCTCTTAGTGACAAGCTCGGTGTTAGTGTAACAGATCTAACTAGCCAAATAACAGGTATAGAAACTAAGCTAGGTCAAAAAATAACTGATGTAGAATCAGACTTACTTGAACAAATTACTGGTGTAAAGACTGACATTACAGAACAAATAGCTGATGTAGAAACTGGTATCACAGATGAGATTACGCAGATAGGTGATATAATTGGTAAACCTGCAGGTGAGGTAACTGATGTAGATATTGATTTTATTACTGATCTGATAGCTCAACAAGAGGCATTAGCTGATCCGTCTACATTCGAGCTTACCACTGACATGCTTCAGTATGATGTTACAGGTGATGGTAAAGTAGATGCCGCTGACCAAACTTTACTGCAAAACGCTATGCAAGGACAGGATGTACAGTTTGCACAAGATTCTAAGTTTGCTCCTACAGGTATATTTGGCACAATAGCTGATACAAAAGCTGACGTTACTCAAAACTTTACACAACAAGTAGCAGATGCACAGTCACAAATAGAAACAATGCTTACACAACAAGCAGAAGATGAGAAACAAAGACTTGCTCTGCAGGCTCAAAGACAACAAAGACAACAGAATGTACAGCAGTTGTATGGTGCTCTGCAACCACAGGCAGTTGAGGTAAAACAATCTCCTCTTGCTCAAATAGGCACACCCTACGATTTTCAAAGCATATTTAGAGATCCAGGACAACAATCATTTTACAGAACACCCTACAGAAAAGGTGGACAAGTTACAGAAATTAATGATAGATTATTAAAACTTATAGGAGATAGCTAATGGCTGACTTTTGGGATACAATACTAGGTGCTGGTGACACTGCGTACAACTACTTAACCAACACTGGTGATAGTGGTTTTCTTGATGATGTAACAGACATATTTCAAACAGATGATGGTAGTATAGATTTTAGAAGCGTGGCAGGTGGAGTTGGTGGTTTAGCTAGTTTGTTAGGCTCTGCAGGTGTTATTAGTGGTAATAGTTCTTTAGGTAAATTTTTAGGTGTGGGTGGTCCACAAATGACTGGATACCAAGGTAAGATACCTACATACACAGCCTCACGACAACAAGTTCCTGGGTCATTTGATCCTAATCGTAGACCTGGAAGTAGTGGACAACGATATTTTACAGACGTAGATTATGGTGGCGGGGATACAAGTGGTGCAGCAGCTGCGTTACAAACAGCTAATTTAGCTAACCCTGCAAGGCAGACAATGTCTGTTCCTACTCCTGCACCTCAAAATTTAGCTATGGGTGGCATTGCGGGTATGGCACCTCCTAGATATCTTAGAAGTGCTACAGATGGTATGGCAGACAAGATACCTGCAAGCATAGATGGAAAAGACCCAGCAGCATTAAGTGGTGGTGAGTTTGTCGTACCTGCAGATGTAGTCAGTGGTATGGGTAATGGTAACTCCGACGCAGGGGCAAAGAATTTATATGCAATGATGGATAGGGTAAGACAAGCTAGGACAGGTACAACAAAACAAGCCCCTGCTATAGACCCTGACAAAATGCTTCCAATGGGGAGGGCTTAATTATGGCAGAAACACAAGTAGATACAACAGGTGCAGGTGCTTTAGCTACAACTAGTGCTGGAAGTACATTAGGTAAACAAACAGGTACAGAGTCAGCTCTTTCCAACTATGTTGGACCTTATGTTACAGAGATGCTTGGTCGAGGTCAGGCACTTGGAAGTATGCCATATCAGGCGTATCAAGGACCTCTTACAGCAGGACAAACCGATTTACAAAGCCAAGCTTTTAGTGGTTTAGCAGGATTAACACTACCTACAGAACAGATGGGAGCCTTCACACCAACGAGTTTTACAGATACTGGTACTGCTCAACAGTTTATGAATCCATATTTACAAGGTGCATTAGACCCGCAAATAGATGCGGCTAGAAGACAGGCAGAAATACAACGAGTTGCAGACGCAGGGAGGTTAACTAAAGCAGGTGCATTTGGTGGTTCAAGACAAGCTGTTATGGAGGCTGAAGGTAATCGTGGTTTGTTAGACAGAATAGCTAGTATTACAGGCACAGGATATGCGAATGCTTATGACAAAGCTATGCAACAGTTTAATACAGAACAGAACTTGCAAAAAGCTGCTCAAGACATGACTAATCAGTATGGTCTGGGTACATTACTCAAACAAGCTGACTTAGGTTCATTACAGCGTGGTATTGAAGGTGAAGGCATTGCAGCTGATAGAGCACAGTTTGAAGAAGAAAGAGATTTCCCATACAAACAAGTACAATATATGCAGTCATTACTACAGGGTTTACCTCTTGCAGCACAATCGTACACATATCAACAACCTACAGGGATAAGTGAATTATCACAATCTATAGGTGGTGTTCAAAAGTTGTATGATTCAATATTTGGTGGTGATAAAAATACAGGCATTACAACAAATCAAATGGACGCAATAGATACAGGTGATGTGGAGTAAAAAATGATAGGTGCAAACTTAGGTTCAGACGTACAAGATAGAGTAGATGCTTATAGAGACAACCCTAAAGCATTACAAGCAAGATATACGCAGAGTCAAGAGTTACTTGATTTACTTGCTATGCAAAAAATGAAGTCTGAAAAAGCCGCATACGCTCGTGATATGCAGTTAAAGATGGAGAATAAACCTACAACCATTGCACAACAATATGAAGCTGAGCTTACAGGTCAGACTAAAAATGACATGTTAAAAAATGTTGGTGGCGTGCTTAAAAATAAACAAGCAATGGCACAAAAAAATATAAACAAGGTAGCAGCTGGTGATCCTAGAGTTAGTGGTGTAGCAGCTAATCCTTTGCCTCCTGTGGTAAAAGCTGCAGGTGGTGGTATAATTGGTTTTGCTGCAGGAGATCAAGTACCAACTTCTTTAAGTAAACTTATAGAAGAAAAGAAAGCAGAGTTAGAAAAAAGTTATAGGGCTGGAGATATAGATTATGCAGAATATTCAAAGGAATTAGAAAAATTAGACGCACCAGCAAAGATGGGACCTGACAGCATAGCTAGAGATGTTTTGGGTAAAGACGGTGTAATAAGTAGTTTAGTGGCAGATCAAGAATATGACGACCAGTTTATGGTCGGAGGAACAGATGCAGGTGAAAAAGTAAAGCTTACTCCTGGACCTTACACCACTGCTCTTACTAATAAACTACAAAGCACAAGCCCTATCGGTGAGTTAATGAAACGAAACATAAAAGACAGAGCTAGTGAAATGGGTGGTCCTGAAGTTGCTTTAAAAGGTTCTCCGCCTATCTCAGAAAAACCTCCCATGGACATAATGGCAGGTGGTACCGCACGTGAAGAAGAACCAGGAATTGCTGGGTTAAATGTACCTCAAGTAAAGGGGGCAAAGATTGATCCAAATTTAGTTAAATTTGATCCTAATGACGTAAAATATACTGCTCCTGATCGTAGCAGTGCTATGAAAGATAAAGTAAAAACAGGTATAGAATCTTTAATAGATACAGATAGAGACGATTTAAGAAAGTATCTTGACGTATCTGATGAGCAAAAAGCAAAGATAGATAAATTTGCGGCGGATAGAGCAGGTATAACAGCTAATTTACTTGACCCTGAAAAACTTAGAAGAGACAGAATTTCTGCTGGTCTATTAGCTCCTGGTGGAGCTACACTTGGCGAATCTTTAGGAAATATAGGGCGAGGCATATTAGGTGCAGAAGCTGCACAAGCCAAAACCACAATATCTGAGTTTGACGCTAATAAAGCTATATTCGATAAAGAATTAGCAAGAAGCCAAGGTATTAAGAAAGAAGCTGTGCTAGAAGAAGGAAAACGTGTATCTGCAGGTATTAAAGCAGGTACATTGTTCAGTAACCAACAAGATCAAAACCTTAGTGAAGATGCAAGAAATACATTAAAAGCTGACGTATCTAATGCTAGAAGTCAGGATGCTGCTGATTTACGTAAGATGACATATGGACTATCATTAGTTAAAGAAGAAAATAGAGTTAACATTGCAAATCAATTAGCTGCAAATACTGCAAGATCAAATGAGTTAAAAGCTGAGTTAAATAAAATAACTAAAGAATCTATGAATGTAAGTAAAATGCAAACTAGATTAAGTGATGTAAATAAACAAATATCAAAATCTGCTATAGCAGCAACTGAGGCGTATAAGCGTGAATTAGAAATGGCACAGTTAACACTGCAAGCAGCTTCAAAAGATACAAACAGCCCAGAATATAAAGCAGCGGTGCAATCTATTAATGATATAAAAGGCAGGCAGAAGTCATTATATGAGTTATTAATTAGAGATCTTACAGCGCAAAGAAAAGATATACTTAGAAGATTAGGTAATACTGATGGAGGCGGAAGTAAAAATCTTTCCGCTGCAGATAAAATAGCTGGTGTAATATAACGTCATGAGTCGCATAGATAAATATGCAGACTGGCTAGTTGAAAATCAAGACAAACAAGGCACTCCTGATTTTGAGACTGTAGTCAATGCTTATAAAGAACTTCGTGCCCAAGAATCTGATTCGTTAGTTGATGACGTCTTTAAACTACAAGAAGTTCCTGAAGATGTACCCATAGAAACAGATTTTATTGATGAGGTAGAAGAAGCCGTAAAAGGTATTGGTGGGGGTGCTGTTAATATATTAGAAAGTGCTGCCTTAGGTGCTATAACTCCTTTTGGCGAAGATACAGAATCTGAATTACGTGAAACTATACAATCTATAGGTGGGGCTGCAAAGTCTTTATTTGAAGCTGATGAAGGATCAGAGGACTTAGTTGGTCGTAAGTTTGGTGAAGCTTTAGGATCATTTGCAGGTATACTCGGGGCTGCTGCAATTCCTGGAATTGGTCTACCTGCTGCCGCTACTTTAGCTATAGGTGCTGGTGCTGGCGAGGCAAGTGAACGTGCACGTGCAGGAGGTGCTACAGAGGGTGAACGTGCTGCAGCTTCAGGTCTGGGTGCTCTTGTAGGTGCTACAGAACTTATATCTCCAATAAGAATAGTACGTGCGTTTAAGAAAGGTGTGGGCGATCAGGCAACAGAGAATATATTTAGTAAAGGTAAAAGAATACTACAAGAAGCTGGCGTAGAAGGCACACAAGAATTTTTAGCTGGTGTAGGGCAAAACCTTATAGAGCAAAATATATATAATCCAGATAAAGGTACGTTTACAGGTAGTGGAGAAGCTCTTGGTTACGGTGCTGGTGTAGGTGGTTTTGTGCAGGCTGTTATGGAAGTTATTGCACCATATAGAGCACGAGGTAAAACTACAGAGGGAGCGCCAGATGAGTCAGAACAGACAAAATTATTAGAAGATCAAACAAAACTACAATTAGAAGACCAAAGACCTACTGTAGATTTTGGACCTAAACTACAAGAAGATCAAATACAAGGAGAATTATTTGCCGACCCACTTAAAAATATAGAAGGTGATCCAAATGTAGTTGAGCCTGAAGCAGAAGTTAAACCAGAAACAGAGGTAAAAGACGATATCCCTGTGCAAAGAGACATGATTGAAGAGCTTGAAGATGCACAGGTAAAAGGTTTAATAGATGCAGATGAGAGTGCACAACTAAGAGACATGTTAGCTAAAGACGAAGAAGCTGCAATAAAACAGTTAAAGTCAAAAAGTGAAACATTAAACAATATAGAATTAAAACAAGTAGCCACTAGATTAGAAAATAAAAGACAAACAGAAACTGCAGTAAAAAGAAACGCGGTGTTAGACCAAGTATTGTCTGTTTCCGAAACAGGCAGTCAAGTAAATACAGAAAAAGCATTTTCTAAAGCACTATCAGACGCTGGTATAGCTGATACTGCGCCTAATACACAAGAAAAAGCAAAGATAGCTCGTAAAACTTACGAAATACAAGAAAGAAAGCAGCCAGCAGACGAAGCCCCAGAGTTTCAACGAGCAGATAAAAGATTTGGTAAAGAAAGAGTAGCAAGAACTGAAATACCTTCATTAGAAAAAGAAGTAAAACCACAAGCTATATTACCTGAAAGGCTAAGTGCTACTGCATCTCAAGACGTTGCTCCTGTTGCAGAACCTGCTGTAGAACCTGTCGTAGAACCTGAAAAGCCTGTGGATAAAGTTACGACTGATGTAACACCTGATGAGAAGTTAACAGCTGTAGAAGAGGAAATTATTGCTTCAGGAGAGGCAAATATTCAAAAAACAAAAGATGCAGAAAAAGAGTTATATAAAGGTATAACAGTTAAAAGTAAGCAACAGTTAGGTGGCAGAGTAACAACCGTATCTGACGGTAAAAAAGATCTTTATTTTTTGAGAAACCCTGACGATGATAGTTTTTACAGATCATCTGCAGATGGCATGAAAATGTTAAATTTTGATGGGCAGGATTTTAGTAAGAGTGGGAGCACTGCTTTACCTATTTCTGATAACAAAAAAGACGCTAGTGATATACTTGCGAAAGAATTAAAAGGTACAAAGCCAGATGTTACACCAGCCCCTGTAGCGCGTCCTGAGTCACCAACACCTGAAAAGAAGTCAACACGTGTTACTAAACGTGATGCGGGCCCAAAAGACCCAATGGAAAAGATAGGTAAAACTCTTGGGTTTATTACAAAAACACCTAAGAAAGATGTAAAGAAAGATGTAAAGAAACAAATAGCTAAACAGACTGATACAAAAGCACTTACAAAACGTTTTGAAAAACAACAAGAAGAAAACAAAAGAAAAGTTATAGCTAAAGAAAAGAAAACGTCTGCGGAAGAATTAAAGAAAGAAGGCGTGTCTAAACCTACGACTGAACAGATAGCTACAAAAACTCAAGATAGAAAAGCAAAGACACAATCTAAGAAAACTGCAAAAGCTAGTATAGATACAGCAGTTAAAGATATTAAACTTACCGAAAAACAAAAAATAAATGAGAAACAACTTGCTACTTTTGTGCAGGAAGACACTACTCAAAAAGACAAAGAAAAAACTAATGTTGTTAATCCTAGTCCTGAAAGAGTAGCCGCAGACAATATTGAATTTTATATGAAAGAGTTTCCTAGTCAGGATGCAACTACACAATTATCTGTAAATGAATTACAAACAGTGTTGGACTTGGTAAGTAACCCACCACCAGCTAGTGACATAACCACTCCTAGTAGAGATAAAACAGGTAGAGCGGCTGCATATATTTATTTTAGTAAGCAAGGAAATCCTAGAGATGTGTTAGATGTTATAGCTCATGATATATTCTTTGCACCGCAAGAAGTAGTTTCTTCCGATTACGAAAGCAAAGCTAGTCGTGAATATTTTTTTAATGCGAACGAACGAACTGCTATGTTGGCTAGAAAATGGATAGATTCCAACTTAAATAAAAGCCAAATAAAAATACAAGAAGGCGAGGCTACTTATAAGTTAGATTTTACTAATGTTGACTTTGAGAAGAATACTCCAAATATAGATAAGTTGAAAAAGCTTGGGTACACAGATAAAGAAATTAAAAAATTTATACCTATAAACCCAGAAACGGGTAAACCAATACCTAGCTTTGATAAAAAAACACAACCTAAAAAGAAAGAAGTGGGTGCACCAGACGTTACTTTTGTACCTGCAAACAAGACACTTTATAACGCCATACAAAGAGAAGCTAATAATTATTTAGCTACGAACTCTAATGAAGCCTTGGTATCTCTAGGTGTAAGTAGAAGAGGTGATACCTTTAAAGCTGATATTTTAAAAACGGTGCAAGAGCAGAGAGAAGCCACTGCACCTAGAGCTGTTATATACAATACTAATGAAGTTGTAAGTGGTCATTTACCTCCTAATGCTAAAAATCCAACTCCTGAAATAAAGGGTATTGTATTTGTTAAAGACGGAAAAGAAATTTTTGGACCTTTCCCTGAAAATGTAAACCATCCTTTAAAAGATGTAGACTTAAAAGATTATAAATTTTTAGAGACATCCGCAGTAAGTGGACTTGATATACCAATACATCCTGTAGTCAACAGTTTGTTATCGCAGGGTAAGTTACATGAAGCTTTGGTTGCATTAGGTAATTCAGCCACAAACAAGCGTGTAGCCCAAATAGCACGTGCATTATCTAAAGTATCGGGCACTACTAAAGTTAAAGTAGTAAGAAATCTTACAGCTGATAACTCAGGTAAAGAAGTTTCTGGTAAATTTGATCCTAAGACAAATACAATATTCTTAGACGCAGACACTGGCATCAACTCTCACGTGATACTGCACGAAATGACACACGCAGCCACAACTGAGGCGTTGGCAAATAAATCAAGTCAAGAAGTAAAGAAGCTAACTGTTTTATTTGATTCCGTAAAAGACATGTTAGACACCGCTTATGGAGCACAAAACTTAGATGAATTTGTAGCAGAAACTTTTAGTAATCCTGAGTTTCAACAAAAACTTGCTGGCATGAATTATAGCAATACCAATGGGTTACAGACATTTTTTAATACCATAGGTAACTTTGTGCGAAAACTTCTTGGTATGCAAACTAAAGATATAAATACTGCACTAAACGAATCCGATCAATTAATACAAGATATATTATCTCCTGCACCTAAATTTAGGAACGCAGGTGAACTGTTAATGTTAAATGGTAAAGAGAGAATAAAAAGAGCGGGTGACTACATAGCTAACAAGTACGAACAAACAAAATCAGGAGAAACTAAACAACAATTTCAAGAAAGATTAACAAGTTTTCTTAACAGTAAATCGGCAAATAAATTAAAGGCATGGACTTTAAGAGCCTTACCACTAAAAGCAGTTGCAGATCAAAATGGAGAGTTAAATAAAAAAGCTATAACTAGATTAAAAGAGGAGCTAAACAACGCTACTACAGATGCAGAAAAGAAAGCCATAGAAGAAAAATTAGCCATACTAAGAAACAATACAGCTCTACAAGTTAATGATGCGATATTAGATTTAGAAGGGGACTTAGGTAAAGCTGACAGAGAAGTAGAAGGCACATTAAAAAAATTAGAGCCTTGGATAGTAAGTGCTAAAAAAAGTGGTAAATTAGAAGCATGGAATGACGTAATACATGATAGCACGATAGAGGGTGTAGATCCTACAGCGGCGGAAGATACTTACAAGAACGATCCTGAGAAATTAGCAACTTATAAACAACTTAAAGCTAAACTTTATGGACTCGGTGGAGATGCAGTAAGAAACTATATAACTCTTAGAAATGCGTATGAAACTCAGTTTGAGCAACTAAAAAAAGTATTAGAAACAAGAATGTCTGAATTAACAGACCAAGATACCTTTTCTAAGTTTAAGAAAGATGTATTTAACAAAATATTCGATAAAGCCTCGATTAGACCTTATTTTCCTTTATTTCGTAAAGGGGACTATTGGCTACGTTACGAAATACCTGTTACAAAATCTGATGGCACAACAACTACAGAGCTAGTTGTAGAAGCTTTTGAAAGTCCTCAAGGCAGAAAGAGGAGAATGTTTGAGTTAAAAGAAGGTAACGTGGCATCAAATATACAACCTTATACTAATGTTACAGCAACAAGTTTTAAAGATGTGCCTCCTACTTCTTTCGTAGGGGAAGTAATGGATTTACTTAAAAAATCTAAAGTAGATCAAAAAACACAAGATGGTATTTTAAATTTATTTATAGACGTGTTACCTGAATCTAGTTTTGCAAAAGGATTTAAAAAAAGACAAGGTATATTAGGTGCTAAAAAAGACGCATATGACGTTCTTAGAGAAAAAGGTTTTGATATTGGAAGACAAACTGCACGTATGTTACATGGTGCGAAGATTGCAAAACTACAAAAGAAATTAGAAGATGAAACTAAAGAATTAAGGTTTGATGAGGAAGGTGAAGCAAGAGTTAGAGTTCAAACAGAAATGTCAAAAAGGGCAGATTTTGCAAGGAACCCTCCACCAGATTATATGGCATCTTTAGCTAACAGACTTGCATTTATAGGTACTATTGGATTTAACATATCCTCCGCTGTAGTTAACTTTTCTCAAATACCTCTTATGTTTTATCCTGTGCTTGGGGGGCAGTATGGTTTAAAAGAAGCTAATTCTGCTTTAGGAAAATCTTCATTATTATTTGTAGGTAGTGGTCTATCCCGTAAAATGAAAACTTTAGACGGAGATAACGTGGATGCAAAAGGCTCCGTATCTATAGATAATTATTTTGAGGCTGATGGTGCCAGTTTAGTGGTAAGAAAAGATTTGGAAGCTATATTAAATAAGACAGATAAAGGTAAAGCAAAACTAGAACAACTAAACAGAATCATACCATTAATTGTACAAGCACAAAATCATGGTCAGCTAGGGCGATCTTTATTTTATGACACTTTAAATATTGAATCTGCAGGAAAAGCAAGGACTACTTGGGATACTGTAAATGCTTGGTCAGCATGGACTTTTCATCACATGGAAAGAATGAATAGACAAGTAGCACTCGTTGCCGCTTATAATTTAGAGTTAGACAGATTAAGTAAAAAACCAAGTTCTAAAGAACAAGGTATGTCACTCGCAGAAAAGAAAGAACTTGCTGCCAAAAATGCTATATATTTAACTACAGAAATGAATGGTGGTGCAACTTTATCAACCACATCAGGTATTGCTCAAGAAGGAATCGGCAGAGTAGCTATGATGTATAAAGGTTATGGTATGCAAATGTATTATACTATGTATACACGTGCTAGAGATGCAATAAGAAAAGCTAGTGATCCTGACTTGACGGCAGAAGAAAATAAACAACTTAAAAAAGCCGCTATAAAACAAGTAGCAGGAATACTTACATCTTCGTTTTTACTGGCAGGTGTGCAAGGTATGCCTTTAGTAGGAGCAGCACTATTTATAACTAATTTATTTAAAGATGACGACGAAGAAGATGCAGAAACAAATTTACGTACGTTTATAGGTGAAGGTTTTTATAAAGGTCCTATAAATTTTTTTGGTGGTGTAGACGTAGCTTCACGTATTGGCTTATCCAATCTATTATTCAGAGCAAATCCATATTCAGACCCTGATGCAAATTTGACATCTCAATTATCAGAATTACTTACTGGACCTGCAGGTAGTATGGCTAACCAAGTTTACAGGGGTATACAAGAATTAAAAGAAGGTGAGCTAGAAAGAGCAGGTATGAATTTTGTACCAGCCGCTATACGTAACATGTATAAAGCTGCTATCAAGTATCCAACAGAAGGTGGTATACTAACAAGACGTGGCGATGTTATATATGACGATTTAAATGCTTGGGAGTTAGGAGCACAATTCCTTGGATTTGCCCCTGCAGAATACACAAAGACACAGGAAATGAATAGAGTTACTAAAACTCAAGATAGAGATATAGTAAGTCAAAGTACTAAGCTACTTAAAAAATATTATGTTGCTATGCGTATGGGTGACGACACACAAGACATTTTAGAAGACATATTAGAGTATAACAGAAAATACCCTGCCGTTGCCATCACTCCAGACTCCATACTTAGGTCTATGAGGATGCACATGAGAACTTCTTTGTTAATGGATAAAGGTATAACTCTATCTCCTAAAATGAGGGCATACTTATTAGCACAAAGAAATGAGTGGTCAGCGGCATCAATATATGATGAAGATTAAGTTAGCCGCCAAACACGTACACCTAGCTTCTCGTCTTCTACACGTATCTGCATTTGATACTCCCAACCCTTATCATTCATCACTTTTTTGATTTGGCTAAGTGCTGCCTGGGTGTTAACCGACAGGATGAACACAGAGGAACCTGTTACCATGTCATCCCAGTTGACTATTATACGAACCCCGTCAGGGTTAAGATCATACTTCTTCAGTATTGCCATCTAATTTCTCTACAGAACAGTCCACGATAATAACATCTGTTGGAGGCAGGTTCATGTGTGTACCTTTACTTAACCTCATTTTAGTCTTACGTGCTCCTAGTTTCGTATTTAAATCATTCATAAATGAACTGTAATTTATTTGCTGTTCGCCACACCATATCTTAAGCGGTTTAGGTACTAGATATGCACGTTTTAAATCTGTTTCGTAACGGGCAACTAATTTACCTCTTGGCACTACTTCGGGAATAACTATCGAATCTACATCTAAGTCTTGCTTGCGTAGGTCATCAGTGCTTTTAATCCATAAAATATTACCATAATGCTCATTAATATAGTCATTAAGTATCTCTGCTACGCTAACACTCATATCATCTACATGACGTTTATTTTGATTTATTAGCCATATGCCCCATTTAAACGCTTTTTTAGGTTCATATTCAATAAGCCCTGCTTGTTTCGCAAGTATAAGACCCGTTACTGTAGCGGCTACAAATGTAGACCAAAATCTATTTTCAGCTTTTAAGTTTGCTCTTATATCTATCTTTTCCTGCACCGATGTTAATAGTTTTTTAACACCTTCTATATCTTGCATTATGTATTGCACATACTTTACCCCTGCATGACCATAAGTTTTCAACATATTATTTCTGTATTCATGAGTTTCTTTTGCAGTACTAAACGTTTGTGCTTTAACACGACACTCTAAAATACGTTGTGCTTCTGCCTTGGGCATAGATTTAACCATGCTAATCCGCTCTACTATACTGGCGTTAGCTGTAGTTATTGATAATAGACTCCATGGATCGCCACGAAACCTTTCGGTATTACTTCCACTAGACATACGTCCACGTTGCCTACCACCTGTAAGTTGGTATGTAAGAACACTTAACTGTCTGCCAGTGGTGTTGGTAAGTTCGTCCATGACTAGTGGTAAGTTATGATAAACCTCTCCTCTATTCATTCTAGCATTAAGAGTATCCTGCTCATTGGTCATAAGTTCTTCAGGATCACCCCACAGAGTCAACCCTGTCTGAGCCGCAGTGGTTTTACCCACACCCGTTTCACCATGTAAATGTAATCCAGCGGCATTTATTGGTGAGAAGTGCATCAAGACAGAACCAAAAGACACGCCCACCACAAATTGTTCCATCTCAAACCCATCACGATTGTAGAACGCCATCATTTCTTTCCACTCTTCAAATGTGCCACTCGGATTAAATAACGGAAATAAACCTGCCGTCTGCGTAGATGGAGGGTTAAACTCTACTCTGTCTTTGTATATTGTTTGATTACCAAGAACAAACGAACTACCCTCATCATCTGTCCAACCGAACTGTCTGTGTGCTTGATCTGCTACACTGTTAGCTTGTAATTCATTTACCCATGTTGTTGTATATTGCATAATCTCATCCATCTTTGTAACGGCTACACCTTGCATAGACATCTGTTTACGAAAGTCGTCTCTTGATGTAACAGCAGTTAACGGCAGAGTAAATTCTCTTACTCCATCTCTAGGTAAGTGTAGTCTCATCACAACTGCCTCACCAACTTCTGCGTCCCGCAGTCTTCTAACAACATATAAGTCGTTATGATATATTATCTTCTCGTCGGGATCACCATCTGCATTTCGAGTCCTTATATATACGCCCCCATTAGCACCTCTAAAATATGGTCTAGGATATGCAGGTATAGTGTATACGTTAGTAGGAGAATTTGGTAGGTCGATCGCAGGTGCTTCTACTACATTATCCTCTTCTGTTGCCTCTCTTACCCTCTGACCTAATACTATGGGAGACTTTATCTTACCCCAATGAATACAATCTTTACATATATTAGGACTATAATCATCAAATGTATTACATAAATACGGACCTTTTATGGCTTCTACTTTCCTGTTAGTAGCTTCTTGTGTGTAGTCCGAGTGGTGCCTGGATACAATGTGTGTAGCTTCGTCTCCGTCTACACAGTATTTAGCAATAGATAAACCTGCTCTCCACAAAGGCTCGCTTATATCTTGTTGGTATCTAAGTATGTTCTCTATCTGAGCACACCCACGTTTTGCTTTCGTTTTATTTACAATATCTAAGAATACACTCTCCTTGCCACCTAAATATGTGTCGTCGCTAGGTACGTATCTTCTAGGTATCTCTATCGGATCGTCACCAAGCAATTCGGCAAACTCATCAAAGTCTATTAACGGAGGTGCATCAAGACCAAAAAAAGTTACTTCTGTAGGAGGATTTGTCTTGTGATTGTGCGTTGTAGGTACTCGAAGTACACGACACACGTCAGCTGTTACAGCAACATCTGCTAACAAGTTATGCTTTGCACAAAGAGCTTTAAGGCGGGTAGCAACGGGTAACCAATTTTCTTTACCTACGCTCTCCGTTAATCTCCAATATACATGTACACCTCTACCCGAATTAATCTTTAAAGGGTTAGGTAATTTTAATTTATCACAAAACTTACGTAACGCATCAAGTGCGTCAGACTGATTTGCATAATCTTTGCTTGGACCACAGTCTAGGTCAAGAAAGAACGATTTAAGTTCTTTCATATTGTCTGCTTTTCTAGACCCATCCTTGTCACATGTAGCAAGTCCAAAATAAGAATCGTAACCTTTTTCATCAAGGTCAACGGCTCCATCAATTAAATGTCCTATCGTAGGATAGAACTTTTGTATTCTACCATTATCGCTAGAACGTAATGCTAACAAACTATACAGACCACCATCTGCTAGCACACTCTTCAAAAATATATCTGTTTCCATAGCACCCACCGTATAGTTGATCGCCACCACCCTCCCTCAACAAAGAGTGATGGCTCCTGCCTTAACTAACTAGTAAAGATAAAATTAGGGCAGATTAGTTAGAGACTAGTCGTCGTCCCAATTATCAACTATGGATGCTAAATCACCTCCACCTTTTTTAGGCTCGGGAGTAGGTTTGGTGGCAACCTTTTTAGGTTCTTCTATAGGTGCCTCTTCGTCAAACGGATTCACGTCAGCTTCTTTAGCTTCAAACCCATCAACTGCATTAAATGGATTGTCTTCTTTCATAGGTTTTAAATCCACAACCTGCACTGCTTTTAATCTTAATGACACACCGTTATCACGTACGTTATACGGTACACAAGCTATAGCCACGTTGATTATACTGCCATTAGTTAACATAAACTCTTCGGGTAGCTTAGCATTTTTTGCATCATAATGTGCAGGTTTTCTTGTAGGCTCATTATCATAAGAACCTTTTAGTTTAGCCTTATGAGTGTATGTACCATCTTCATCTTTCTTAAATGGCATAGCAAACTTCTCAGGCCAATTTGCTTCTTTCTTTGAATCATAAGCTAACTTCATGTGCTTATATAAAGCTTTTGCTTGCGTTTCTGACATACGAAACTGCAATGTATATGCAGAACCTTCATCAGTTGGATTACAAGGAACAGACCTTTGCTCAACTGTATCGTACTTGTAAGTACGGTTTATCCTAGGCCACATTGCCTCCACGTTATTAATATTATAATTCATATTGAAATTATTCGACATTCTAAATCTCCCTTACATGTCATCGTCAAAGTTAACAGCACCTGCTTCCATAAGCACGGGCTCCTCTTTTTTCTTCTCTGCTTTAGTTAGTGCATCTGCTACATCATCAATACAAAACCTATAAGTACTACCTACTTTTATGTAAGTGTCTTGTGGTATGTCTTGTTGACGAACCCATGCACGGATTGTTGATATGGAGACAGAGAAGTGTTTCGCCACATCTTCGATTGGTACGTATTTTCCAGTCATTTTTTCCTCACTACTATTGAATATTCCGTATCTTGATTCAACCCTTTGGGCATCAGATCGGGGTTATCTTCGAGGAACTGCTTTATGTTAGTCTGATTAAGACGCTTGTCAAAGAACTCAGGAACTTTATTCTCCATGATAAATTCATACATGGATTCCCAATCACTTGTCCAAAACTTTGTCTTAGTCGTCCTAAAGAACGATCCCTCTGAAGTCCTTGCACTCTCGACGTTTTGCTCTGTGCAATAGTCAAGTAGTCCTTGTCTAAGCCTATCTTGCTGTGCAACAAGAATGGCATCTTTTTCTTTAAATTCAGCAGACATCTTGGCACGCTCGGCTCTTATCTTAATGAAAGCCTTGGTTAGTTTGTCTACCGACACTGCGTCGTCTTCAGCCATATTTTTCTCCCTTATGATACTGATACATTATATATAGTGACTATATATTACTTAGTCAAGTATTTCTTTGTAAAGATCAGTAATTTTTGTGTGGATGTTAATTCTGCTATCTAACAGTCTGTAAACGTGTTTTTCTACGTCGGAACCTTGTAGTTGGACCACAGTGCACTTGTGCTTTTGTCCAGACCTGTGTACACGTGCATTGGCTTGAGCATAAGTCTCGAGTGACCCGACGGGGGACCACCACACTACAGTATTAGCGGCTGTTAACGTGACACCGTGTGCCGCAGAGGCTGGCTGTATCACCAGAACCCGTGGGCTCGATGCTTCCTGAAACTGTTTAAATATGTTTGTGCGTGCTGACGCACTCACGCTACCCTGAATTATCTCAGTAGATATACCATCTTTCCTTAGTCTATCTGTTAATATATTTATCACATGTTTGAACGGAACAAACACAAGAACCTTCTGACTAGACTCATCAATAACTTCTTTCAACACTTTGTATCTGTGCTTTATGTCGAACTCAAGTGTTTCACCATCGTCGGTGTACACTGCTCCCGAAGATATTTGTAGTAACTTGTTCATACCTACTGCGGCATTTACAGCAGTGACTTGTTCACCCGTTATCTCTAATACTAATCTTCTCTTTAACTGCTCATAATATTTCTTTTGCTGACGGGTAAGCTCTACGGCTCTCTTTACATAAGTCATACTTGGTAAATCTAAGCACTCATCTTTGGTAAATCGAATCGCTGGTTGTAATACTTTAAATACAGTGTTTGTAGCATTTGCTTTTGGTATCCACTTAAAGTTAGTTATCTTAGTCATAACCATATCTCTGAAAGTACCACCAAATCTAGGAACTGCCGTTGGGTTTACTAGCTTAGCTAATCCGTATGCGTCCACTGGACTCTGAGCTGCAGGTGTGCCTGTCATCATCCACAGCCACGTGTTATCACGTAATAGTTTGTTTAGTGTTTTCCAACGTCGGGTCTGTGCATTTTTGTAATGTGTAGCCTCATCTACAATTACTAAATCAAAACCACCATCCTTTATGGAATCGGATACTATCTCTACACCATCGTAATTAATAATTACATAATCAGTGTTCTGTTCTATTATAGCTTTTCTTTTCTTAGCTTCGCCATGTGCTACAGCAACAGTTCTGTGTGGAGCAAAGTCAAACAGATCATTTCGCCAAGCACTATCCATAATAGATAATGGACATATAACTAATACACGATTTACTTTGCCTTGTTGTATAAGAAAATCTGATGCCCATATTGCACTAGCAGTCTTGCCTGTGCCTTGTTCGTTAAAACAAAAGGACTTCTTGTGTTGTGTGAAAAATAATGCTGTCTTGCGTTGGTGCTTAAATGGCTTGTGTTTACCCGAAAAGGTATACTTCTGTTGTAGTACTTCCAATGTATTCTCCTTGTTGCAACAGATAAAATCTGCGTTTTTCGTCGTTTTTCTAGGGTACAATCACACACGGGACTTTTGTTTTGTGGCTGTACGGGCTTTAAATCAAGCCTTTTTCTTAGTCTTTCCGTTTCTACTTCTGTTTTTTGACGGACTCTCTAGAAAATAACCGTCTTTGTTACTGCCACCTTTACTTAACATTTTCTTGTGACTAACGTCTTTGCCCTTTCGCTTAACACCTTTCTTATCTAAAGCACGCCTTGCTTTCTGACGTTCCATACGGTTAGGGTGTTCGTTTCTTTCTTTTTGTTTCTTGTATTCTTTTTTATAAGGTCTCGGTGATTTAGTGTAAGCCATTAGTTGCTCCCGTTATGTATGCACTCAAGCACAACACAATGTCTTTTACATAACCCACTTGGGTGGGCGTTCCAAACATTATTGCTATGTGCTACTTCCATGCGTGCATAATTATCTAACCATTTTTTCCATAATGCAGGGGTCATATCGTCTGTATAAGTTTGCTTTATAAAATTATTAGATACAACGAACAATAACCCTGCATTAATGGTTTTTATTTTAGGGAAATATTTGAAAGTAGCAAGTGCCATTAATTCTAATTGCCCTTTGTCTGCGTACTTGGCTGACTTGCTAGTCTTATAGTCTACTATCCATGCTTTCTCACCGTGGATGATTACAAGGTCAACTATGCCACGCCACCAAACTTGTTTTGACGTGAAGCTACACGGCTCCAGATCCTGTGTGAGTCCCATCTTCATCTCACAATGTTTCTCTCCATCCCTAGCTTTAAGAGCCTCAAGCACTGGTTTCATAAAATTAAATCTTTTAGGTATCGGCTTATCGCTACCGATAAACTCTTCAGCCACTAGGTGAGCCTCCGTACCATAACGCATAGCCTCAGTCTCGGATTCGACATAGTCCTTTGCTACCTTTAAATGGTAGAACTGTTTGGGACATTGCTCGAAAGACTTTATCCTACTAAATGACCAAGGCGATATGCTCACTCACAATCTCCATAAGTTTTCCCCGTGCCCGATTCGCAATTTATAGGCAGACCATCTGCCCACTCGGGTGTCCAACGCATACATTCTTCTATATACTTCTGTGCATCTGTTACTTCTTCGTCCTTGACACAACACACTATCGAGTCATGCACAGTTAAAACGGCTCTATGCTTCTTGTTTATCTTTAGCATCTGTTCACCAATTATGCAACGTGCTATAGCTTGGCAGACATTCTCCACAACCTTACCACCATATATGCGTGTTCGACCTCGTCTAGTTTGATAACTAAACTCTTCACCCATCTCACCCGTCTCATAATCTAAATCTTCATATCGCATAAGTAATCCCGACGGCAAGCGTATAGCATTTTCTTCGGGTACAGTTATTAACACTTTGCCCCTGCCTAATCGCACGGGTAATTCGTTGTTACTTAACGAAACGAGAATCTGTTGTGCATCACGCCATAACTTGTTTATCTTCCAATTAGTTTCACGGTAAATTTTTATAACCCTCCGTGCTTCCTTTATGTCCATATCAAACCCAAACGTCTTTAGCTGTGATTGGAACTTCAAGGCTCCCATGCCATACCCAGCACCTAGTATAGTAGTCTTACCAACAAATCTCTCGTCTTTTGTTATATCTTCCTCTGCCTTGTTATATATACGTGATGCCATCTTAACATACACATCTTCTCCATCAGCAAACGCTCTAGTCAGATCATCTTCACTAGCAAGCCAAGCCAAAACTCTAGCCTCTATTTGTGAGGAGTCGGCATCTATAAGAGTATGCCCTTCAGGTGCGATAATACTACGTTTAAGTTTCTTACCATTGACACCTCTACTTGGTAGGTTTTGTAAATTTATCTTATCGTCTCCACCCCATCGCCCAGTGTGGGCTGCGTAATACTTGACTGGGACGGGCAGGAGACCACGTTTAGCTATGTCTATAAATCTCTGCGTTCTTGTTTCTTCTAATGTAGATTTAGTTCCTAGCCTTGCAGTTACCAACGCTTGCACTTTTGGATCGTGATGCGTTTCCAATGCTTTAAATTCTTCATCGGACTTGGCAAATGCAAAGGTCTCTTTACCAGTAGTAAGGCTTATCTTCATGGGTGGATCGACACCAAGAGTTTTAAGGACTTCTGCAAACTTATGGTTACTCATCAAATCTTCTTTAGTCACGCCTGAAGAGATAAGCAGTTCGTCCTTACTGTCACGTGTTTCTATGAGATGATGCTCCAACATCCCCAAGTCAAGGTCTAAGATAGGGTTTATGAACATACGTAATGTTGCGTCTATAAGTTTAAACTCTTTCCTAGGAAATTTATTACCCATTATGGTAAATAACTTGTACGTCAAGTCTACGTCGTTAATACAATAGTCTCCGTAGTCTGCTAATTCACTTTCCGTAAAGTCCTTTCGCCTCTTGCCGATCGCTTGTATGACCTCCGTGCCTTTTGCTCCGATATCATAATTTTCAGCCAATGCCTTGAGACTACTGCTACTTTCCACCCCGTGAACACCACGGGAGATACACAAAGTATCGGTATACACCCTAGGACTAATATCAAAGATCCAATTAAGAATAGCACCGTCAAACATAGTATTGTGAGCAAGCACCATAGACTTCTCCCAATCGAATGTTTGTAAATATTGTTTAAGTTCTTCGTGTGTTCCACTTGCCCACTCCGTTTCCTGATTGTTAAGTTTGACTCCTATACCAATAACTTCAAACCTAGGGTCACGTATGTACTCCTCGGTTGTCAGCTTACTCAATGAAAACTCTTTACTATAAAAAGTCTCAAAGTCTAACGTAATTAAATCCATTAATCTTCCTCTGCCATAACACATTCATACTCGATACCGACGTAAGCCATGTTATCAACATAGTGATCTTTCTTCTTCGGACTTGTCATGCGTCTAGCTATCTTGGTGGACTCATGCACTAAAGCAATATCACGGGCAGATAAATCTCGACCCGTTATCGCATTAAATATGTTGGCTATGTGCTGATGATTTTTAACGGGGTCACCGTAATCTTTGCGTCTGTCTCCGTCAGTGAGGCTCACTGCTTCACGTAACAGATCGCTACGGTCCTGTTTGTTTAAATGCTTTATGATAACATCTTTTGGTGTGGCTATCTTATTTCTGATTTTTTGGGCATACGACTTAGATACCTTAGTGGCTTTACTTATTTGCGTGGATGTAGCCAAGGGATTTTTTAGTAAGTACTTCTGCACCTTAACTTCTTTGTTAGTCATCTTCTCTCCTCACATGATTTTCTGATCGTTCAAAATCTAATGGTAACTCTAACTGTTCTTCTTCTAAATTCGTGTTATCTATTGATAATTTACAAATCTTGCATATTGCGTACCCATCGGTAAAACATATGTATGCTTTACATTTAGGACATAAATCATCTTTCCATCTTGTAGCCATAGTATCCTCCTATAAATTTGGTGCCCCCTTTTGCCGAGGGGGACTAGTAGTACGTACTTCTACGACAAGGTCAAAGTTCTTTTTTGCAGTTGGAGACGAACCCCCCTTGTTGCAGTGGATATATGCCATGAATACACTAAGGAGTCTCTCACTGCTTAACCCCACTGTAATAGTCATCAAAAATAGACTTCACACTATCTATATTTTCTTCGTTGATGACTACTGCAATTCCTTTTTGTTTCCTAATATCTGTTAAGTTCTTATCTTGTAATGCCGTAGGCTTGTTGCCACCTGCTTTGCACTCGATACCAAAGAAGATACCTTTGTAGCATCCAACTATATCGGGCACACCACTAAAGCCATAACCACCAGTCACGGGATAAAAGTAGTATGCTCCCATTTCTTTTAACTGTGCTACCACTTTCTTCTTAACCTTTGCCTCGGGTGTCATTACCATTATGACTTATCCTTTTTATACTTAAACCTAAACCCTTGTGTTGCCGACCCATGCTTATGTGCATATGCACTGTTTGGTGAAATTAATTCCGACATTGGAGATGCACCATTTGCTACTTCAGTGGGTCTTCTCACAACTCTACCATATTCTATTTCTTTCAATGCTACTGGACTATCCTCAAACCTCTCGTGCATATCTAACTCTTTAGGTGTCTTTTTTAAATTATCAAGCCTAATCTTTCTTTGTATGTCTCTTATACTTGATCTTACTCTACTGAATTTGTCCATAGTATCCTCTCAAAAAACTGGTTTCAACGGCAAGTAGTGGGGAGATTTAACCCCCCAATCTTGTAGTGACTCACTACAAAATCTACTTGCCGTTAATTACAAATCGGTTGTCGGCAATCCTAGTACCTATGTTATCAAGTGTCGCTTTAGTTTCAAGCATCATTAACAATGATAATCGTTCTTGAACCCATTTAGGACACTTATCCAAAGAACTATAACTGCCTTTTAGTACCGTGTCAACACATTCTATACCAAGACATGTAATTCTGACAAGTCCAGTATCATTTGATATGTTGACGTGGTACGACGTGTTAAGCTGTGTTGCCTCACTCATCATCAGGAGCTGTCACGTAAAACATTGTGGCATCAACACGATATCCTACGTCGTCAACCCAATGATTATTTTCTACCATACTAAGCACAGACACCTTACCCATTACATCTTCGGGCACTTTGTCCTTGTCGTACGTGGTAAGGTTTCCTAGATCAGAACGACCATATCTCGCTTTATCTCGTATGAGAGGCACGACATCAAAGACTTGCTTACCATACTTCTCGTATACACGAACATAGTCTACATCAACACCGTCACTACTAACGGCATTAGCATCTTCTTCTAGCTTGAAGTAACTAAGCAGATCACTCTCCAACTCTTTGTCAGTAAACTCATGTCCTACCTTAACAAGTGTACGCATGTACTCGAGCATGGGGTTGTACTCGATGTTCTTCTCCCTATTACTCTTAGCCAACAAATCAGACAGAGTGTTGTTTCTCTTAACATCCATTGCCGACTTTGTGTTCTTTGACTTGCGACGCATGTCTGCCTCTGTCCATTCGTCTAGTGCCATGTCCTTAGTCGTTAAGGGACGTAAGTATTTCTTGGCATTGCGAACGGCAGTAGAAAGATTGATAGACATAGCCATGTAATGTTGATCGTTATAGTCTGCATATTTGTAATTCGCAATATGCCTAGATGATATAACATAGCTACTTTGCATTGCCTTTGCCGTGGTCAAGAAATCTCCATAGCCAATATAACCCATGACATAAGGATCGTTAGGCATGTGTACATAAACTCTCCTTTTATCATTAGCATCTTGTGTAAACAAGACACCACGAAATGACTTACGTATCTCTGCCATAAACTCTTGTATATCCAAGTTAGAGGCTAGGTAATCCCTAGCCACTTTTTGTTGCTCAACATCAATCTTCTTATTGATATCGCTTACCTTTAATATATTATACGACATTATTCATTCTCCCATTTCTTGATTTGTTCTAGTAGTTGTTCGGCATACTCATACCTACCGATGATAATGTCATCTGTACCATCGGTTACTTCTTCATCTCCGTCTATTATTGGTTGGCTACTAGAGATTTCTCCCTCTAGCATTTGCTTGATCTTATTGACCATTGGTTTGTATCGCATTACTTCTCCTCCGTGTTGGTTAGTATCTGTGCCTTGATTGTCTTGTTGAACCCACATATCTTGTTGATCCAACGATTGTAATGTGCTCTGAACTTCTTACGTTCTGACTCATGCTCGTCGAACAATACAGAGTCAAGCAACATATTCCATGCCATGTGCATACGCATTGGATGTTCCTCGTCTTCCATGATGATAAGTGCCTGCTCGGGTTTTGGCTCGTACCCCCAAACGTGTTGGTTTTCTTTCACCCACCCTTGTTCTCGTGCATACTCAAGCAACTCTTCTCTCTTCAACTGGGCAAGATTGTGTTTGGCTTGGTATCTGTCTTGCGATACTGGATCGCCATAGCTATATTGAAAATTCTCAAGGTGTTCCCGAAACATAGGTGCCATGACAAGTAACCAAGAATAGTATGAGTCCATAGCTGGCTTGAACTTCTTCTTACGTTCTTTGTCAACTAGCACACGTGGTGGAACAAACGTAAACGAGTTTGTACGTATCTTCCAACCCTCGCCTGGGACCCTCGTGAACTCAAGATACTTGCAATCATCTTTCTGCACAGTGGTCTTATCTCTATGCCAACCCCAAGAATAGTAGTCACTCTTTGGCAGGAAGTATCGCACACCATTTAAGATGACGAACTGCTTGCCGTTGTCCACAACAAAATTTAACTCCCTTGGTAATGCTCGCTCCAAGAATGAGTATCTGCCATTGTGTGCACCACTGCCCGATCCATTACGTACACGCAGTGTCTCTGTGCCATCAATATTTAGTGTCCACATGATAGGTGCAAGTGCCTTGCAAGCCTCCATGGGTAAATCTTTTCCATGATAATGATGCTCACTGTATTGGATTGGGTCACCCATGTCGCCATCGTAGTAGGCATAGCAGTTATCTGAGAACTTGTGTATACGCTCATACTTACGACGTCTGTCGCCGAGTGGTCGTACATCATTCTCAAGTGTGTGTTGCTTACTGACGACTGGATTGATACTGTTGTAGTGCGTGGCTACTGCACTGAAAATAGCTAGCCTTGGCATATCATATATTGACATGTTTAGTCTCCTTTGTTTTTTGTAGTGTCTCACTACAGTTTTGGTTGTTGTAATAGTCTTGTCTTGTCGTGTTACATGTGAGGTCATCTGTTAACTCCCACACCATGCGAACACCGACTTCTTGTTCTAGGTTCTCTACCATCATCTGACTTAGATATGATTCGCTCCCATAACATTCTTCTTCGGTGTCGTCATGTTCTTCGCCACCACGCACAAATCTGTATGCGTAAGTGAAATTTTCTCGCTCGTTGGCAAACTGCTTACACACTGTAGCTATGTGTAAGTACGCTTGTATGTCTTTATACTCGTTGTAAAACTTCCAACCAAAGTAATCGAGACGCATGATAAAACACGTCGTGTCACTATCCAATGCCCAATCGTGGAATGTCCAGTTGCCGTCGTTGTCAACCAAGTCATCGTCGAGGTTTGTCTGAAATGGATTGAGTTCTTGCACACGTGGGTCTAGCCGATATACGGCTAGTACCTCTTTCATGTCTTGCAATGTCTCGAACGCAACGACTATGATGCCGTCTGATCTATACCCCATTGTCTTCTCTCCACCATAGGATAAGCTGTTGCTGTGCGTGTTCCTTTGCCATGTCGCCCAGTTCCTGCTTGATCTTCTTGAGTGCTTGACCATTGGTCATACCCTCGTTGGTTAATAGATGATGCAGTAACTCCTCTGCATCGGTGAGTATGTTCTTTATTCTATGTGACATTTGTACCTCCTTTATAATATATCACTTGAAACTTATGTAGTGTATGTAACTCCTCTTCCGTCACATTCATTACGTCTTCCACCCAAACAACTTTGTCGCCATACCAAAAATCGCTTTGGTCTTCATTCTCATGCTCTGCAAAATTGTAATCGTGAAACTCGGATAGTATCGTCAAGTCTGTGATTTTATCTTCATCATAGTCTTGTTTTGTAAAGGTTTCATAGTAACCCCACATCTCATACTCATCCTCGCCAGTACTAGTTTTTAATCTATATAAAATCATTTATAACTCCCTTGATTTTACGTGAACGTGTGTGCCTACGTCGGGCACAGTTCCCTCATTGTCGATGATACACCACAAGATCGGACATGCCCACTTGCCCCAACTGCCACCTAGATAGCCGTCGGTCAATACGATACATGCTTGAGGTTTGACACCCTCCTTGGTCATGTACTCGGGAACACACTCAATCATTGTGCCACCACCACCTTTTGGTTTGGTTGACTTGACCAAGTCATCGAGCTCGTGCAACTCATACTTCTCGTCACCACACACTTCTGTGTCCCAATACAGTATACGTACTTTCTCGGGGTGGACTGTGTCGCATATCTCTTTGACTTCTGTAAGAAACCTAGACAGTTCGGGTTGACCGATCGAGCCACTCGTGTCGATAGCAATGACCAACTCGCCAATGCTCTCGGATATCCCACTCGGCATATACACACCTGCCGATATGTACCGTCTGTTAGGACGTTGCCACGTGGAGTAATCACTGCCAGTACATGTAGTGACAACGAACTCCCTCAACACTTCTCGCCAGTCAATCTGTGGTTTGAGCAGATCGACCAAGTCACGATCGCCACCCGAACCAGTCTTGCCAGCAATCAACGCACCTTGACGTATCGCCTCGTCAATGTCTCGAGCCAAGTCATTCTGTTCTTGTGGGGACAACTCTTTTGCCCCATCCCAGTCATGTTGGTCAAACGATCCTTGTAGTGAGTCACTACCACTTTCGCCATCGATACCAGTGCCGTTGCCTTGAGTTGGCTGATCTTCGCCACTCTCCTTGCGAGCATGATAGACTTGAGCCGTGTCCATGCCACGATACTTCTCGTCGAAACAACCATTGGTAAGTTCCCCAGTCATAGTAGCAAAGCCGTCCTTGTTGTCATCACGTAGCTTGACGTTGATAACATAGTCCATGCAGATGTTAGCCTCATCGGGATTGATGTCGGCTATCCATTTCCACGTGGTAAGATGTTTGTACAACTTGTGATAACTCTCGTGCAGTATGAGAAACCGTAACTCTGCATCGTTTAGCTTAGATACAAACTCACGGTTGTACATCTCGTCCTTGCCATTGGTACAAGCCGTTGGTATCGAGGGATCATCAATCACAGTACGATCCCCCAGCATAAGTATGCCAGCGAGTGCGACATACTTTGGGTTTTGCATAATTGAGATGACGGCTTTCTGCACACGTTGCTCTGCCGTCAACTGTTCACTTGTCATAAACATAGTCTTTCCTTTCTGTAGTGAGTCACTACAATAGTTGTTACTTTTTGTCTGATGCAAAAAGATAGTTGTTGTCCATCGCCCACTTAGTGAACTTCTTGTTGGTCATGACCATAGACTGCTTGGCATACTTGGGATTACGTACACCATTGGCGAACATACCTTGTGCCTCTTTGTCTAGTCGCACCATGTAGTCCATCCAAGCATCGATCCAGTCTTTCTCCAAAGTTGCTAGTGTACGATACACAACCATACACGTGGCTGATGCAGACGTAGGCACCTTGGCGTTCTTTGGGTCTTTCTTGATACTCTCGAGTGATGGTAGCTGATCGGCAAGTTTGACAAATGCCATCAAGTCCATAGCACCTCGCTCGCCTATCGTACCCATGAGCATAGATGTCAACGTCGTATCATCTAGCTTGTCACGTTGCTCTAGCCATATACTACATGCCTCAAGAGAACGTGGTGTCACGAAAGATGCTCGTTGTTGCTTGGGATGAAAGATGTACGGATTGTCATCAGGATTTTTTACATCCTCGAACGAATAGAACAACTGTGGGTTTTCTTTACACCAACCAAGTAATGTCTGATCGATACCCTTGTTGATCGCCCATGATATCCACTCCATGTTGGTTGGTTTCTTCATCACACTCATGACAATACGATTACGTGCATGTGGTGGTATGAGATCGCCAACTCCCTCTGCTCCAAGATTGGTTGTAGCAAACACGATACTGTCTTTGTGCAACGTGTAGTTACCAATCTTACGCTCGAGCATAAGTCGTAGCATAGCGTTCTTGACCGACGGATTAGACTTGCCATACTCGTCAATCATAAGAATGATCGGCTTGTCGAGATGGACACCAAGTTCTTCGTTGGTCAGATACGACACAAACCCCGTGCCGTCATCTAGCTTGGCAATGTTCGGTATTGTGATATCGCCCAAGTCTTTAGTCGTGCAGTCAAAGTAGCATGCAGTATGTGTCGGTAACTCGCTAGCAAGTGTGGACAAGATCGATGACTTGCCCGTGCCCATGTGTCCTTGAACGAGGACTGTTCGTAAGTGACCACCAGTCTTGATCGCATTAACTGTTTGGTCGATTGATAGTGAGTACATTTGTATTGCTTGATTAGTCATGGCATAAGCCTCCTTTTAAGTTTTGTAGTGAGTCACTACAGTTTGTTATATATCTAATGATGGTAACGACTTGATAACTTCGTCAACAGACTTCTTAGTCTCTGCACGTAGGAACTCGTCCTCACGTAGTGCATCGGGTGTAACACCTTGAAGTGTGTCTTCGAGTTTCATTCGCATAGCCTCCATCTGACTGTCGTTGGTAATATTGCAGACTGATAGTAAGTCAACAATGTCCAACACATTCGTAACAAGTGTGTCACGAAATACTTTCTTGCTCTCGTGGCTTGCATAGTCCAACCGTTCGGACATGTTAGACAAGCACTTGAAAGCACGTTGCCATATGTCGTTCATGGCATTGTTTAGCTGTGTCGTGTAGTACGTTTCGTAATGGCTCTTCATCTCGGTCTGTGCCTCGGTGTTGATGTCCAACCGAAAGTCACCAGCCTCGGGTAGTGGCATGTATGACAATCTGAAACCGAACTTACTTGATAGGCTCTCGGTAGTCGGATAGTCATTACGATTGAACAGATCGCCTAGCTTAGCTTGTGCTTGTGTGATCTCCCAATCATATGCTTGCAAGAACGTGTTAACACAATCGTCGAACGATGCTTGGATCTCGGTCATGGTCTCGTGATACTTGAAGTATGCTTTTGTTGTAAGCAAACGTAATCCAGTATCTGACCAAGGCATTGTCATGCCGTAGTGTGTGGTACGAGCAACACCGACTAGTGTGTCGATAGCTTTGAGTTCTGCACAATCGGCAAGTAATTTCTTGTGGACATTTGCGACACCAGTTTTTGCATAGTTTGCAGATGCAACGTCTGCCGATGCTCGCTTGTCTAGTTTACGTCCAGTCCATTTTGATATGCCTAATTCGACTAGTGTTGCCGAACTGGATATTGATGGTGTAGAAATTTGTAGTGAGTCACTACAGTTTTTGTTTAGTGTAGTCATGGTTAGTCTCCCTTATTTGTAGTATTGATTGTTGATTGTTGTTGTCGCTTTTACGTTAGGTGTGTCGGGCATGTTGTGCTTTACGTAACGATGTCCGTGTATAGTGAAGACTTCCACAAACGCATTGCCTCGCCACTCCCAGTTTGATGTAGTGCCTTTAGGTAGTCGCTTGTAGAACTTCTTGATCTTAGAACGCTTTCTCATAGTCATGGTGTAGTCTCCTTTGTTTTGTAGTGAGTCACTACAGTATTGTTGAGGCAAGATTGCCAATCGAAAATCTTTGTCTTTCTCGATTATGTGTATATAGTACCACAACTATCGGGAAGTGTCAAGCCGTACGATAACACGTTAGATTACGTTATAGAGTGTGATACAGTGGTATATGATGTAATGTACTGTAATGTTCTGTAATGTTCTGTTGTGGGTGTGCGTAAGTCCTTGATTATATTGGAATGTTCTTTTGTTCTTTTTTTTAGGGAATTGGACACCTGCCTCGAGACGCTCACGATCGAAAGAACATTTGAAATTATTTCATAAGTAGACTAAGTAAAAAAAAGAAAAACGAACATTACATACTAAAACTAAGATTTACTAAGATTTACTAAGTTCTACTAGGCAAGTTTTGTAGTGACTCACTACAGTTTACCATTGCTTACCACTGTAGCATAATGTACGTTTTACACTTTCAAAAAACGAACATTGCAGGAACATTCGCAGAACATTATAAATAAAAAACGAACATTAGGCTCAACGCTACATTAAGAACTGGTTTCATAGGTGTAGTGAGTCACTACAAAAACACAGGAGAACAAGTTATAATTCAATGTGTGGTATCACGTTAGGCTCAACGCTACATTAAGAACTGGTATCTTAGGCACAAAAAAAGGGAGCCGAAGCTCCCTGATATTAAAATGATATTAAAGAAATAAAAGCATATAAGAATAATATAACACCGCCAAGGTATGCAAATATATATGCGAATATAGTATGCCAAGGTGTTCTAAAATCATAAACTTTATAACGTTTTATTTTAGGTCTTTTATTTTGTCTTGTAGGTATGTCTTTTAATTGTTTCATAATTCAAACTCCAAAAAAATGGGGCAACGTAATTGATGCCCCATTGTAACGTGTTAATGTTTAATTGAAACGTTTGTTTCAACAACCTTGTTGATCTGTCCTAGTAGGACAATAACCTTATCAATATCTAAGGTAGCATCTTCCATGCCTTTTAACTTAGCTATTAACTTGTTATTGTTATAAACAAGAGACTGTCTAAAAGTCTTCTTCTCTTGTTTACCATTGCTACCTGATAGCATGTTAGCACGATTGATTAACTGCTTTTTATAGTCAGATAATCGACCTGAAACATTCCTATTAAGGACTGCTTTCATAGTCTTTTGACTTTCAGTCAATGACTTAGCACCACGTGTTAACGTGTAAGCATACCTTGGATCTAATCCTTTAGCTATGCTTACCTTGAAAGCCATGAAGCTTTCCGCAGGCATGTTATTGACGAATGAGTTATCATTCTTTTTAACCTCGCCAATACCAATAACCTCACCTTTAGTATTAGGTGAAACCATGTTAAACCATTGAAAGCCCTCGGCTATCAACATATCAACAGTCTTAGCTGTTGAACGAGTAGACTTAGCTAATACTGAGTTATCAGATATTAACTGCTTTTCAAGTTTTTCAGATACTTGCAAACTGTTTTTCAATGTAGGCATTTAGCCATCTCCATTAAAACACAAAAAGCTTGATTGCTTTTGATAGGCTCATTATATCAATATATCTAGTCATTGTATGGTCTGTTCTACAATTATATAATAAAAACTGTAGTGACTCACTACAAAAACCTATAAAACAATATAAACTACAACATTAAATCACTATATATCAGACCCTAGCG